GACTGAGTATTCAACCTCTACCAGATTATAGGCAAGAGAACTATTGTTCTTGGCAATCCGCGTAATAGTCCCTTGCTTCTGTGGCTTCCACACGTCACAAGTATCGACCAGCACCCTCATTCCGACACTAAATTGCATACTTGCCCCCTGATTGGCTGCACATCGCCACACATCACACAGAAGTATGCGCGTATGGTGTGCTGATAAACGTAGCAATGTTTACAGTTCATTTGTTTTCTCCACAACTACACAGTCCAGTTTCAACGATCTTGCAACCGGGCTTATGTAAGCCCCTACGGACATCAATCACCCCGAGCAAATACCACATGTCCTTGTCCCGCTCGTCCCACTCCCCGTTGGCATAGCGTTCATCAAGAGCCTTGCGGATTTCTTCTATGCGGGGGGACAGGAGGGGATCGGTGTACATGTTTTGCGCGAGTGTCGCCACCAACGGACCTGAGTTGTAGTACGAGATAGACATGGCAGGCGAGGCGGTAAGCATACCCCCGAAAGTCTCGAACAGATTATTTATAGCCATCTAAAATCTTCTCCAACATGTACTTAAACCCCCCTTTGCTGCGCGAGATGTCCTTCTCGTCCAGCTCGAAGATCTCCTCCCTATCGAGTAGCGCCTTGCCTCTGCCGTTGTTTGCCCGGCACTTGGCGATCACCCCCGGCTCCCGATCGGTCAAAAAATATCTTTGGTTGTACCGACTTTTCGGGTCGGACGGGTTCCTTAAAACGGGTCGAGTCCGCATCCTTAATACAAAATCAAAAAGGGCGGGCGCTTCGGTGAACATTTGACCCGCCAAATTCGGGCCAAAAAGACTCTCCGTCCCCGGAGGATCATTCTCATTCGGACGATCCCACTTCTCCGTCGCGGTGACGATGATGTGAGACTCCGGATGAGACACCAGAAGTTTGTTCAGCAAGGTAGCTGTAAGGCTCCCGATTACCCCGAAGTCATCCAACTCCGGGACACCCATCTTCCGCTTGGGACTCTCCCCTTTGGTGCGGGGAATAGAGAGGGCAGCATCCTTAATAAAGGTCTTGGCCATGGCAGACAAGCTGTCGATGACCAGGATCTTCTTGTCCTTGAAAATTTTGCCTTCGCAGAACTCCGACAGGTCACTCAAAGAGGAAGGAACAATGTGGTCGTATCCCAAGTGGGCAATAGTCAAAAGGCCATTGCCCACTCCCGTTTCGCAAGCAGCAATCCCAGTCTCTTCGACTGGACATGTTCCCACGAACTGCGTCTTGCCTGTGCCCGGCAGCCCATAGAGCAGCATCACCAGGCGGAATTTATTAGGATCGAGATATTGCTTTGTGTTTAGTACTTTTACCAACTGGACTCCATGTCAAAATGCTCTTGTCGGGAAACGCAAACTCCCCCGACACCTTGTAACTATGAAACGAATACAGCGTTGCACATGCCTTGCACTTCTTACGGGGAATTCCCTTACCCGTGTAGTGCGTGTGTTTGTGACACTTAAACCGTGCTTCCAACAGCATTTGTGTCCTCCAAGGGATAAGCATCCCATACTTCTATTTCACTACTGCTAACAACTCCCCGGTCGCCTTCCTCCAACATCTGTTCGGCGACCGTAATTGCCTCCTCCGAAGTGCGAGCATCAATCTGATACTCATGCATGGTGGAGACGCCGAGCGAAACCACGAACGTTGCCATCTGCGCTTATTTTCCTTTAATATAATTAGCGGCTCTGAGTAAGGCCGTTTGATTGTCTTTGAAGAAACCGAGCCCGCGATTGCAATAGTGACACAATAAACCTCTTACCCTCCCTGTTCCATGATCGTGATCTACAACCAGAGGTTTGCTTTCGAGACAAAGGGCGCATTTTCCCTCTTGCAAAGCCACAAGACTTTCATAATCAGAAAGGGAGATACCGTATTTTGTCTGGTAATCCCAATCGCGCTTTTTATCTTTGTTCTCTGCGTACCAAAGCTTGGTGCGAATGTTGCAACAGGTTTTACATTGACTGCCGGTGAACGAAGTTGTGGGTTGCCACATTCCACAACCGTTGCAAATGCGTCCTCCGCTCTCAAGCTCTTTAACTCTTTTGTGTAAAGCTAAAGCGCCCAAGAACGCTGCACGATCTTCGATATAATCTGTGCGCGTTCGCTCCAACACTTCAAACGCGCCATCTAGTTTGCCTAAGCGTATGATGTAACGACGTTGGATTCTATCGTTTGTCTCTTCTTCATACGCATACTGATACGCCGCTGTTTGAAGGACGTACTCAGGGTGAAAGTTCTTTGAACTCTTCCAGTCAATGATGGCAGAGTAACCGTTAACGAGGGCACGTCCGTCCAATCTCCCGGCAAATCTGTGCCTTCGTGAATAAACAAGTCTTTCGTGCTCAACAAATGAGACTCCGTTCGCATTGACCCACTTGAGAGCAGAATCGAAACAGTTCCTAACTGGAGTACCTTCGGCGGGAAGAACAGGGTTCTCCCCCTTGAAGTAGGCTTCGATGAGCCTGTGTGCTTCTGTTCCAACATCGGCTGCCTCCTTTTTGATTTCCCGATGTGCACGCTTCGCGTGTTGATACACTTCCTCCAGATATACACTTGGGTAAGCTGTATCTGGCTGAATAGCCCCCTTCAAAATCTCCACGGTTTCCTTAACCGCCCATGGAATAAGTGCAGGCTTATTAAGGATTCCAAGTACACTTGTGACAGAGGGAATCTTGACACGATTCTCGTTGACGACAAGCGAATAACGGTGACGATCTGGGTCAAACTCCAGATGAACGTCACCGTTATAGAGTAGGAAGGATTCGATCAAATATACGGTGCCCCCGTATTGAGCATAGCCGTGGACTGCACGCGATCCACCCGGCTTACTATGGGGGCCTAACTTTTATGCGGGACTTCTTCTTTTGACATATTCAACACGATCTCCGCCCTCTCATTTAGCAAATATGGCAGGTTAATCATGATGATCCCCAAAGAAGCAGCGATCATTTGTGCACGGGTCAGACCCTGTTCCTGCATGAACTTCTCTGCTGCCTGTCCCTCTTTTGAAATGTCGAACGATGTGAACTCATCTTTCGCCAAGAGATGCAACGTCTCCTTAACATCTTCGAGCGTAAAGCCTTGTACCTTATCGAGAATATCCCTAGCTATATCCCTATGCGACTTCATGTTTGGCTCCAATCATTGCTTGCACGATCTCCTTATTGTCGATGACCGCAGTAGGCACGGTAGTGAAAGTCAAAGCCATAGCGATCATGGCAATTTGTGCAGATGTCAGCTTCTTATCGACCATCAGGTTGTGTAGCTCCTCTGCGATACCTGAAATATCAAAGGACAGCACGTCATCGCCCAAGATTTTCAACAAAATATCCCGGACGTTTTTAAGTTTTAATTCCGCCAAGAGATCAAAGGTCTTGAAAACATCCCTGGTCTCCCTGTTTTCTATTCCACTCCAATCCATCTTTCCCTCCGTGAACCCCTTTTTAGGTAGGACACAGGCTTCGTCTTTGCTGCCACAAAGCGGCAGCAGAATAGAAGTGATAATCCTGCAATAAGGGGCCTATTCGCTTTCTCGGTTTTGAGCGACATCTACCTCTCTGATACTCCCGTTTCATGTGACATGAGCGACAGACTGGCTCAACATCCAAGGGGTAGTCGTAACCAAGGTAGTGGTCGTAATCTCGCGCTCGACCGCCGCAGTCGGTGCAAGATAGCGATTTAGCTGGAGGGATCTTCCCTCGCTTTACGTAGTTCTTAATGCGCTCTCGCGCACGTAATTCCTTGGTCATTCGACCTTTTCTGAAACAGAGCGTAAGGGTATGGGGCTTGTTGGGATACGCCTACCACCGAGTCGTCAGGGGTCACGGACGTTGCTCGGATTTTCTATTCATCTCCCTCATCCTTGAATTGCGAACCCTTACACTCCATTTCAGAAAGGGCCGAAAGCCCTTTCACTTCTGTAACTCCCGAACGTTCTCACAGTATCCTTCATACATCAGGATGCTTTCTTCCTCTGCGAGCCGTCCGACATGAATCCCCCCACAATTTTCACATTCATACATTGTGAAGGGAGCTTTACTTAGTTTGTTGAGCTTATTCGCCAGGTTCATAGCGAACCACCAATCAGGAAGGTCTAACTTCTTCCTGCACTGGTTTCGCCTGAAGTCGTACTCTCTTTGCCTGAGGAGTTTGCTTCTCTGTCCCATTGCTTTCCGATTTCTTGAATCTCTGCAATCGCGCCCCAAGGGATGGTAATGTCATCAATGGACGCACGGGAGTGCCCAATGGAAGTGGTGAGCACAATGCCTTCTTTATTGGTCTGCACCACGTAACCGATGGACTGGATTTTCGCACAACCCCTCTGGAGCGTATCGTCGTATGTCCATCCAAACATGCTCTTGGAGTCATACCACCTGACTTGTACTGCCTTCCCAAAGGGATACTTTCTTGCCTTCGTCATCCGTCTCCTTATTAGATGAAACAGGGGGAGGTTTTATTTCCTCCCCCAAATATGAATTCTGCGCACCTACCTAAAAAGGGGTTCAGAAGCTATATTGTTCTTCGTACTTCACCTTGAACATGAACTCGAAAGGTTTAACGGGTTGTTTTTCGTCAAACTTGACGATGAAGTCATCTGCCTTCTTCGGGGCGGAGAGAAAATATGTAACTCCGTCTAAAGTAATGGAGTAGTACCCGCCTCCAGATATGTCCACGTTTATTTGTTCGGACGGCTTCAAATTGAGGATTCGTCCACACGCCCGAGCAATAGGACAATAAGAGCCATTGCCAACTTTTCCCTTGTCAATATCCTCTTGCGTCACAACCACCTTGAACTTCTTTGGTACCGTTCGTTTGATTTTTGCCATATTTTCATCCTTTCACCAGTTCTACTGCCTTTTTGTGTCCCTCTTCCGCTTCTGTTTCTGGCGGCATCCAAGATGTAATTCATGTTGCGTTTCCCTTTATTCAAAAATTGGTGGGGCAGGAGTGGCTCACTCGCAGACTGAGTACAACTAGAGTATCCGGGCTTATGGCCATGCCGGACTCGCCCTCATTCGTCCCTATGAGCTAAACCCCACTCCTGCACCGGGAGCGACCCGGCGACCCATGTGTGGGCACAACATCACCCAAGTGGTCGATTCTGTCTCTCTCACTACCCCCCTGAACACCTAATTCCAACTTCGAGTGGGCACATCTTTACCCAGGTGGTAGAATCTGTCACTCTCTCTTTCCCCCTTAACCCCTTTAGAATCCTATAAATAAATAAACACCCAAAAAGAGAGAGACATATCTAACCACTTGGGCGTAGTTGTGCCTAAATTTCAGGACTTACCACTTGGGCAACTTGTGCCCGAATCTTGGTAATACTGACAATGATTGTTCCCTTCCGCGTCCAGTCCACCTCTTTCATTGAACCCGAAGTGTTCACATTCCTCCGGGATGAACTGTTCTCCAGTAGCTTGCAACCACACTTCGTTCATGACCACACCTAGGTGATGCTCCGTCCAAGAGTGGCCGCAAACACATATGCCCGAACATTCCGGCCCACTGTATCTAGGATTCACGTCCCCTCCTCATCTTTTCCGCAATATCAAACCACTTCTTACACGCCCCACCCACAGTGATCCCCAACCTCTCTCCGATCTCCTCATGCGTGAGCCCTTCCAATCTCATCCTCACCACCAACTTCTCCTCATCATCCAAGACCTCCATTGCCTGCTCCAACTCCGCCTTTGCAAGCATGGCTCGGCCTTGTCTTTCCTCATCTCCTAATGTCTCCTCCAACGTGTCCACGGATATCTCAGGGTGCGTGATCTTCTCCCTCAAAGAGAGATTGCACATTTGCGTCACAATCGCCTGGAACCACGTACTAAACAGGCTCTCTCCCCTGAACGTATGGGCCTTATCAATTGCCTTCCACACGGCATCGGCCACAATATCCGGCCTATACTCCCCCAACTTCAACCAACAAACCGCGAACGCATGTCTGCGGAGGAGAGGAATCAGCAAGTCCAACGCCGCTCGTTTCTCCTCCTCAGTCTGCGCACTCTGCCATAACGCGAACGCCTCATTCTCCTTCATCTAACGGACTGTTCCTGTCCTCTTTCGGCTCCGTAATCACGATCTCCGTCTGTTTGACTTCGACCTCTGGAGCGAATCCAGCAGGTTTCCCCACCTTCTTTGTACGGATGATCCAAGCAATATCCTCCATTTCATATAGACCCGGAGTCCGTTTGTCATCGTAGCTAGTACACTGACTCACCGGCCATTCAACGAAGTAAGGTTGCCACTCAGAGAGCTGACCACACCTCACCAACTCTTGACTTGGAGTGACCCCCTTAACAATCGTCGCTTTCCTGCAAGTCCGGCACAGGCTTTCTCCGTCTGGTGCCGTCCCTCCAACTACTTTTATGCGCAAAGTTCCCTCCTATGCGACTCCTACCCCTTGATAGGCCATGCTCCCCACTGCCACCTGTACCACCTCCTGCCCACAAGTCATACACCTGACTGTAAGCACTCCAGTAGAGCTATACGCGACATCCAGCCCCGTACCGGGATGACACTTACTCGTAAGCAGCATCTCTTCATGCTTTCCACCACAGTGCGTACAGCCTTTGTCCAGCGACCCGTCCAAATCTTCACGAAACTTTATTTTTGCCATGTCTTATCCTTTCCCTGAGGAATCCAATCAAAATTGCTAGGCCCAAAATAATGAGCCCAATCTTCAAAGCACTCCTATGCCAAGCTTGGCGCACAACATATCAAGATCATGGCAATGTATGAACTGCTTGTTCTTCAGTGCTCCCTTGAAGAGTTCATCCGTCGCCTTCCGGAAAGAGTCATCTCCTGTCCATCCAGTATCCGTTACAAAGTACCTGGGGGCAGGCTGTTTCAATAACCACTGAAGCGCAGGGAAATCAATATAGTTCTCCCCATACCTGAAGGGTAGTTTTCCTCCGCCTTGATGCTTATAACGTCTGCCTTTCTCGGAGTAGATAGCCAAGGTGCCGTTGTACTGGATACAAGGGTCCCCCTTGCTATCCTTAACAGCCTTCCCATTCTGCCCCGAGTAATACGCCACCGTACCCAAGGGGATCTTCTCCGCCACAGCCTGGAGCTGTCCATCAGGAATACTCATACTCCCCGACGCATCAATCAAAACCGTCCCGCCATTCAGATGTTTCGCTCTTCGCAAAAACATCCTTGGCGGAGCAGGACTAATCGCAAGCGCCAACTTCTTCGCCCGAATCTTCATGCCTGCCATGACCAGCTTCTCGCTTGGCCCCTTGAAGGTGGCTTCACTGGTGGCCTTCTGCGCCATGTGCTCGATCTTCATGCGCGGGTAACCATCGGGCTTGGACATGATGTCTTTAATCGAACCGCCCGACAGATAGTCCGTGGCGTCCCCCAGAGAAAGGAAGTTGCTTTTCTCCTCTTCCCTTTTCTTGCCCCCTCCACGTCCCCATCCCCGCGTGGTCATCTTCATCAGCTCTCTGGGGCTTTGCATCTTGGCCCCAGTGAAGAACTTCTCGATGATTCTCCGAGCCGCCGCCTTGTTGTCTTTCTTCAGGTAGTCCAAAGCAGAATCAATTGCATCCCGCGCCAATTGCCCGTTCCCAAATAGCGGCATATCTGGGTCATAGAAGTGCCCTAAATCTGTACACTTCTGAAACAACTTATCCGCCAATTCTGGATGAGGAACATCCCCTCCCTGCATCATGGCCCTGGCTCTCAAGGCCACAAGAAATGCAGCATCCTTCATGCCCAAAGGCATATACCTGATCGACCGCAAATCCAAGTAAGCCATGGTCAGCTCGTCCCGCCTGACCGAGCCCCTGGTCTGTGCGCACTTCACATGCAAATACGCATCTTCCACAGCCTGACTCAGGAAACTCTGATCGACAGAAGCCTCCCCTGAATAAAGCGCATGAAGAGATTCATGAAGTCGAATTGTTCTGCCCACTGCATCTTCAAAGGTGGGGAGGATGGCCTCTTTCTTTTCCGGACTATATCCCCCCATAACATTGTTCAGCGGGTCGGCCTGTTTGACCTTGACCTTCGCCCCATCCTCCTTAAGCCTGTCCTTGAAGAGTTCCAACACCTCATCGACGTTGGACTTCAGGTACTCCGCACCGAAAACCTCTTCACTCATGACTTCCTCCGTTTGCAGTTGCCATCTTCGTCGAAATGATCTGTTAGATCGGCGTTAAGCCACCGGTCGCCTTTGCGCCAAAAGGCTCCGGAGCAGTAGCCGCAGTTAGTAGGCCAATAGCCCTTCTTCACCAGCGCCCCCGCAGGAATATAACAATCGGGTTCGCCTTCGCTTGGTGCCCAATTATGGTGTTCCCCCCAAGACTTCCCGCAGTTCGCACAAGGCTCCTTCGAGTTCCTGTCATCAAACGTTGCCCCACAGACCATACATCCCATCCCATCACATACACATGGTTTGTAAATGACTATGGGCTCGAAAGAACAGCCGACCCCTCCTTTTGTTGTATGCCTACCTGCATGTTTCCCACACTTCTTACAACGCGCACTGTATGGATAACCGTAGCTGCCAACAGTGAGAGGATCGCCGGAGGGATACTCTTTCCTGTATCCCTCCGTATCCAGCACAACCACTTCCCCCTCACTTGTTGTCCAGGTCTCAGCTACGTCCCCTAAAAACCGGGGTGAGTCAAATACCCCTTGCCTCCAGGACACTTCATGGCCTCTGAACTCCCCGCCCAACTATGGTCGTTGGCAGTGAGGCCACAGTTTCTACATTTCACACTTGAGTAATCATTGGGCAGATACCCTTGCTTCGAGCCCCCATCCTTTCCATGTGGCCCATTCCTATGCGGACAAGTCTGCCCAGGGCCAAACTCCGGATGAGCAAGGTGCGCTCCCTGTTGTTCCCCACAGTAATAACAGGGGCTGCTCGTATCAGGAATCTTTCCCTTATATCTCGCAGCCGTGGTCAGTACCGACAGAATCTCTTTCCCCGTCGTTCCAAACACACTCTCCGCGATCTGTGTCTCGCACAGAATCTCCGCCTGCTTGATCTTGGCGAAAGCCCGCATCCGGCGCAGCGTGGGTTTAGTAGAAAACTGCCACGGAGCAGGAGCCACGTTCTTGAAATGGTTCTTAACCGCCGCAGCTTGCGCCTCATCCAACCCGGTCAGCGCATCGGGATGAGGGTCTTTGGCAATCAAAACCGCCTCAAACCGATCAATGATGGCTTCCGGCAGACTGGCCAAGTTCGCATTAGTAGTGGCAATCACCACATACCCCTGCTTCGCCTTGACCATCTCTCCGGTGGGGAGCATAATCTGCGGAGCGTCATCCAGGAACGCATACATCAAAGACGCGATCTCACTTGGATGGTGGTCGATCTCGTCAATGAGCAGAGCCTTCCCTTCCCGGAGGGCTCTCGTTCCTGGGCCATCAACCCAAACGGTTTCCCCTTCCCGGAGCTGATACATCCCCACAATGTCCTCCACTCCCGTGCCTTCCGTCATGGTCAGACGGTAATCACTGCGAGTGACCTCTACTGCGGTGCGGCTTTTGCCCGTTCCCGGAGGGCCACAAAGCAAAATCCGGTTGCTCCCGCTATCCACCAGTGCGGGAAGGGCCTGGTACCATGCCACACTACGTGCAAACTTCGTCGCTTCGCTCATCTTCAGTAGCTCCTTCGATCTCTTCTTTTTCGTTCTCAATGACGTAGCCATGTTGCTCCTGATGTTTCTTACTCAGCCGCCTGAACACTTCCAGCATGTCTGCTGACTGCATCAGTTGGCCTTTTCCTTGCGGAACTTCTCGTCCAGCTCCTTGAACTTAGCCGGATCACCTATGTAGCTCTGATCGACTTGTTGTAGAGTCTGTTTGGATTCCCCTGCAAAATGGGTTTCCTGACAAACCCCTCCAACCTCTTTTGTCCATTCCCGGAGGGTGTGTTCCAGTCTCTCGACCAGATTTTTCGCTATTCCTTTGGGAATCTGTGCTCCAGTCACGCTAACCGAAAAGGTGTCCGGCCCATCTGGTTCCCACCCCACTGCCAATACACTCCTGCGCATAAGAACCCCCTAGTTGCTATCTTTTTTCATTGCTTCCATGATTTCCTGATTCCCAAAAGTGGTGGACTTGATCTTCTGGAGGTTCTCCAGATTCTCTCCCCCATACACTTCTTCGGTACCAGTCGCGCCACAAATCTCACACCACTGGTTAAGGGCTGCATTGAATAACGCACTGAGAAGTGCAGCTTTCTTAACTCCAGGGATGTTGAGGGCTTTCACGTTCACGTTAAACAAGTCTCCCCCGTCGCCAACTGGAGTCTGTGTGATCTCCAGTTTGATTCCGGGATGGACATTGAACTTCTCGACCTCTTCACGTTTCATGCTTCCTTCGTTTACTTCTACCCAATAAAAAAGCCCACCCTTTCGGGTGGGCCTTGTCTGCCTGTATTTGAGCGAAACCGGAGAGCTTCGGGACTCCCCTTTATTGTTTTGAATTTACAGGCAAATTGAATAACAATCCGCCACCGGCACCTGTCATCACACTTGGCACATCTCCATGCCAGCGATCAACAGCTTTGTCCTGGATAGCGAGTCGCCGCCACTCTAACAACTGAGGTGTAAGGCTCTCAGTCAGCTTTTTGTTGGCTTGCGCTTCACCATCAGCTTGAGCGATATGCGCTTTGGCCTCACCTTCAGCCTGCGCCACTCGCTTCTGCGCTTCCGCTTGAGCAGTCAGCACTTCATTCTGAACTTTCAGTGCAATTTGCTGCGCTTGCATCTTCGCATTGATAGCTTCAATGATCTGCTGCGGTGGACGAGGAGAACCGATCAAACCAAAACTCTGAATCTGCACTCCCAAATCCTTCGTGCCATCTTGCACACAACCCCGCACATCATCCAACAGCGGCTGCACATTGCTCATCAACTGATCCACAGTGTATTTCCCACCGTGGCTGGTGAAGCAATCCCGCGTGACATTGTGCAGATACCCAAAGGTAAACTGCGTAATATCGTCGGTGCGGAACTTCACATAAAACGCTGGCACCTTGGTGGAATCGAGCTGATACGAAAGGTTCACGTCAACATTCACCGTCATGCCCCCGTTCGTATTGAACGTGAAGGACTCATCGCCCTCCGAGTTCTTCGCCGTCCACACGTACGTTTGCACATACGTGGGATATTCCATGATGCTCGTTGTGAACGGGTTGTAGAACACCCAACCCGTCGTGGTGGTGTAATCCTGTACCCCACGATGCGTTCCGGCCATGTCTACCACAATTCCCACATGGCTCGGGTTAATCCGCGTGCACCCCACTCCTGCCATTAACAGGAGCACTACCCCCAACAGACTCTTTCTCATGCTTCTTCTCCTTTTTCCAGACCCGACGCAAGATAGTGGGGACAACAATACCCCACGAAACTAAAAACAACCCCGCTCCCAAGAACAACTGAGTGTCACTGGGAGCGTCCATCATAGAGAGAGCGATGGTTGTCACTCTCATCATGAGCAAGAACAACAAAGCCGTAAGTATCGCTTTCTTCATTCAGTTAGTCCATTTCCCCATAGGGACGGTTTCGACCTTAGGCTCTCCTACCTCTACCAACGCCCCATGAATGTGGAAATTGCAAGCCTGGGCTACCGCTGCCTTGAAAGAGCACGCTGCCCCATAGGGCAACATCCCGGAATCCACCAACATGGCAAACGCATCTTCCATGGCATCACCCGCAGCAATTCGGTCATCGTTCAAGATGCCATCCCGCTTTAGTGATTGCACATGTTTCAGAGCTTCCTTGTCGTTCATCCGGCGCTCTTGCCAAGCCCGCAGAGTTGCTCCTTTAGGCTTCGGTGTCTTTTCCGAGCGTTTTCCAAACCGCCCGAGTAGTGTCGTCCACTTTCCCATATCTGTGCTCCTGTATGCACTCGCCAAGAGTGCGGGTGATTTCCATGGCTACCATCCCCGGCAGAGCCTCTGCCTTGACCAGCTTTGCCATGGCTTTTGAAAACAAAATCAGCCCCTCAAATTGATCGGGAGTCAAAATCCCCAACCCTATGAGTTTGGCCTTGTGCTTCTCGATCTCAACCATCAAGTCCATCAGTCCTCCAACACGTTGCTAGTAAATGAATACATGGCTTACTCCGGTTTGCGCTCTAGTTCAGCTAAACGAGCCTCAGCAGCCCAGGCTTTGTCGCGCCAGAGATTGAATAACTTCATTAAATCGTCCCGTTCGGCTTTCAGGCGCTCTACTTTGTCAGCCAAAGTCATCTCATGACCGCCTAGAGCTTCTGGATAATGCAAATCGGGCAGCACCTTTTCGGCCTCGTCGTATTCGAGGACTTTCCCAATATTCTCGCGCTTCCATAATTCGAGGCGCTCTACTTGCTCGCGGAGAGAAGTGACTTCATCACATCGGCACGTTCCCTCAATGCAATGCCGCACATCGCCTGTAGTTATATGGCCGGGGCGGGCATCTTGTGGGGCGGGCTGCTCGGGTTGTTTCTGGCAATCGTGGGTTTCCCCGAAATTCCCGTTATCGCAGCATGTGGAGGGTTGCTCTAGCGGAACAGTCGCCGACAAATCCTGTCTAGAAGCGGCGGGAGTCCTATCAACACTCCGAACACTATCAGTGGCAATATCCAATGATCGAACCATGTCATGTGGTTTCTCCTTGACGGGTTGTTCTAGCGTGCGGGCATCTTGTGGGGCGTTGAATCATGCATCGTCCACATGCTCGCATCTTGACGCAGTTGGCATCGACATACGGATTGTTGTCAGTTGCTCCGCAGCTTGGGCATTTACTCATGGCTCACCTCCACCAGCACGCGCCCAACCTCATCGGGTAATCTGATTGCCGATTGAGGCATCCAGTGTGTCACCGTGCGGATTCCGTAAAGATGATGTTCATCGTCGTAGCCGTAAGTCGCCTCGGACTCAAAGATTTCTTCAGCGGCCCTATACGTGCCACATTCCCAATACTTCCATTCGGGCGACCAATAAATAACCAACTCGCCCTCAGTGGGCAGTTTGTCATCGACCGAAATCCACTTCGGCAGGGCTTCTACCAGTCTCCGTTTGTCCTCCGCTAGATCACCGTCAGCCATTTTGCTCTCCCCCTTGGGCACGTCCACGAATAGCGGAGGCCACGCTTGCTACTAAGTCTCGGCGGTCATCACAATCGGGGCAGCCGCATCCGAGCTCAGGGAACCACTTGTCGCATACTTGGGCGCAAGCCTCTCGTTCAGCGGAGCGGCCTAGCTCGTAAGCCTCACGGAAATACTTGACGCACCACTCTTGGTCAGTACCCGATACGTCACGCAACATTCTGACCGCGATCTCTCTCAGCTTCTCGTCACTCATCTAGGCTCCTCTTTCTTCTTCTCCTCCATCTTGCAATAGCAGGTTCCCTTGATGGCATTGCACCGTTTGCACAGCAGCCCCTTAGCAGCTAACTGACTGCCAATCGAATAAGCCCCCTTGGGCAGTTTCATAAGATCCCCCATATCCACCTCATCAGTGCCAGTCCCAAACCAGCAAAGATGAAGAAATCTCCAATGCTGAATCCCGCGAACCGATCACACAGGAACAAAAATCTATGCGTGCTATCCGCTGGAACCCAAACACTCAACGGGTTTCCGAGCTTGCTCAGCACAGGCATATAGCCCTTGTTAGCAATCGTCACAATCGCGTTCATAAGGGCACCCAACGCACTGACTAGCACCGTCCAGTCATGCGTTCGACCGTAGCTGTAATTCATCGACCAGAACACCACCACCCAAAACAGCGAGCAGGTGAACATTCCCGGCCACATCTGCCAAATAATCCGAAATCCCAGGCTAATCAATGGGCAGTCCTCCAACAAAAGCCCCCGAAGGGGGCTTTTGCAAGAGCACTTACTCAGGCCAGAGCGTGCTCTACAGGTTGAATGGAATCAGTCCTTCAACCGCAGGCGTGGGAGGTTGTGTCATCTCGGTGTACTCTGCCACGATCACAAAGTACGGCAGCTTATAGACCTTCTCGGCCCACGTCTTGGCCTCCAGTGCTGCCTTGACTGCCTCTTCTTTGTTCTCCCTCATGTGAAACTGATAGGCCACCAACGCCTCTCCATTGACATCGTTCGTGTCCTTCTTTCTCACAACCGTTGCCACATACATCTTCATCGCATGGCCTCCGCTATCAGTTCAATCGCAGAAATCGCGTCGTTGTCCTTGATCCACTGATTGGCAACTTTCCGCACACGATTGGGGAGATCTGGCATCTCTGCAATCATGCGCACCACATTGGCCTTGAAGGGAGCACGCACACTGGCGATTGCCTTGCCCTCTAATAGCCTGCCCTTGGCGAGCTGCCTGCCCAAAGCCTTGTTGTACTTATCCACGGGATTGTGGATGCTCATGGCGAACTCCACCACATCCCCCTTCACTTTCCTGCTGGCTATGCAAGCCACAGGAAACCTGTCTCTGTTGCGTAGATAGAACACCCTCATACAGCCTTCACCTTTCCACAGACCGTGCAAGTGGCTACTTTCTTCCCACTTGGTTTGTCCGTAACCGTATGGAGCCGCATCCCTTTGCCATAAGTGGCATCCTGATATTTGGCTCCATTCTCTTTGGTGTTAAAGGGCACCTGCACCATGGGACGTGCGGTTCGCAAGCCAGAGCCTGCCTGAATCACATGAACCACCGTGCAATCACATGTCAGCACTCTTGTCTCCGCCATGTAGCTCCTCTCATCAACTTCCTATACTTAGCCCTGCACCTCTCGCAATAAACATGGCCAGGACTGTCTTCCTTGCATCTCACACACAGCCCCTTCTCCTTGAGCAATTCATACCTGCTTTTAAGGTCTGCGGCTGATGTCATAGCTCCTCCACACCCTCCACATCCCCATATGGAAGGTGCGCAACAGCTAATCGACCGTTACCGTACTGCCCATCTTCACTACGTAATGCCAGCCCAACGTCGCCCCACAACCTCTACCCGAACAGGTCTTGACGTAGTAGGCATAGACAACGAAGTTCCCGTTCACCAGTCCGGCATCTGACGCATATGTAGCCACTCCATAAAACGGGTCAGTTCCAGATGATGGTTGCGGGAAGCTGTATCCTCCGTGATACCAAGTGGTGCTGCCGCCACTCGGAGTGATTCCCAAGTACCCTTGTCGATACGGCAGTCTGTTGTCTATTGTGATCTGCACAACATTGCCGTTCTGATCGACCGCATTGAGCCAGCACAACATGCTGGTCTTACCTCCACACGAATCTTGTGTGGTGGTATAGGTGGTTTGTCCGAACGACGCCAAAGACATCAGCAGGAACAACAAGGTGGTTGTTATTGTGCGCATACTCCCTTTCCTGGATAGAGTTTTGTGGTGATGTCATCGCCCTCAGTTACAGCAGCCATGAACACCGCTCCACACGAACAAACAAACCTCCATGTCCTCTCGTCATCAGTCTTGGTTTCCGTCCACTTATGACCAGTAGGCATGGAAATCAACTTGACCATTTACGCCTCCTCAACACGCTTGAATATGTGCTTTGCTCCTTCATAGTGGTGCACATGATTGCTGCACGGATGAGCGAGATTGTCGGGATACAACAAATCTTGAAAAACCCTTCCAGCAAACTCAGTGTGCTGAGTTGTCCCATCCTTGCCCACTAACATACAAATACAAAAGCCCGCTTTAGCGCGGGCCAGGGCGGGACGTGCAACTTCCCGGTCGAATTCGGCTGGATTATCTTTCGCTTGCTGTAATACCCGAGCAACAGTCTTTACGTCTTGCTCGGTTTTAACGGCCACGTCAGAATCTTCTCCTTTCCCCGAACGTTGTGTCCGTTAAGGCACTTGATCGTGCCATAACTGTGCTTGCCGTCGGTCCTAACAAGCCTCCACATACTTAAACAATGCACTACCTTCCTCACTTGATTGGTTGGCCTTGCTACGATTTTGTGGCAGGGATGAACTGCGCTTCTTAGCTCCAACTTTGCTCTCATCGCCTCTCCTCTCGCATCGAATAGAACAGAAACTTTGCTCGTCATTAGCAGTGCTGAGTGTGAATAATCCTCCACACCCATAGCACAGCCTTGCTGAATGCCTACAGGCCGCACACTCTTTGTGGCTCCTGCGCGTCCACACCTTGGGTTCCCCAGGCTCTCCCTCACCAAACCAGTTAGGATGAATTTTCATGCCCTTGCCCCACCTTCACTAAGATCAAACGCAAATCTTCCTGCACCCTCAGAACTCCAAACGAAGTCCTTAAAAACCCTCTCACCCTTGTCATCCCTGGAGTATTTCCACACACAGAGCGATGGCTTCATGCCTTGTGCACTGACCGAAGCGATAAACGCCTCAGTTCTGTCTGGATGCTTGCTTGGAGGAATCGCCATATCTGCATCCGTCAGCTCTCGATCTACCGTCCAGGCATCACAGAGCAGGATCATGGCGGGATACTCATTTAACATCTCCCTCAACCAATCAGCCAGTTGATCCTTGAGTTCCACATTCTCCATGCCCTGAGACACATCCACGCCCTTGGCAATCTTCCCTTCCTTGTTGAGAAAGAGCACACAGGCAGGCAGATTGGTGGAGGCAGGATATTGTTTGGCCGCTGTCCTCATGGCCTCTTCAACAAATAGCTTGAGATCTTTCATGCCGCTCCTCCACATCTCCGGCTTGCTCCCACCGTCCTGTTTGGAATAAGAAAGTGGCCTATGAACTCCTGATAGCTCAGGAGTTCCACAGGCTCAGTAACTATCCCTTTTGCTGCCGCTCTCTCAGCCTTGAGTCTCGCTAACCTGCGAACCTCAAATGCCTGGTTAGAGCAGCGTTTGGTGCAGAACTTCTGTTTGTTGTGGTGCGGACTAAACTCCTGCTGACATTGCGGACAACGCATCCGGCACCTCCATTCCCCGAGTTTCTATTTCCCCTCTAAGCTCCTTGAGGGAATACTTAAAACACTTGGGATGTGCACTCGCTGCTTCCCAAGCTTGCTTTAGCTCCGCATCACTGAGATAGGGGAGCTTTACGCCCTCTGAGAAATCCCACACTAGCGACATGACATCCCCCAAATAATTAAAGCGTCCATTAGCAGGACGCCCACATAGGTCACGATAAAGCGCCAGTTAAGTTTACCGACCAGCGCATGAGCCAACACCATGGCCCAGAACACCAGCACACCAGTGGTTATGAAGCTCTCCACGGCTCGAACCCCCTGCCAATCCGAATTGCATTGGCCTTGTCCAACAAGGCTTGCGCCCTGCGGACCATCTCGTTGAGGGTGTTCACATCAGCGATGTGGATAACCTTCTCTACCAGAGTTGGGGTAAGCTCGGGACTCTCATGCTCACCCAGAAACAACACCGCAGCTTGCTCCGCCGTCCTGCACGTACAGCCAATCGTGGCTGGTGCAGTCATCGGCACACCATACAGGCTGTGCAGATATGCCGGACATTGTTTGTCATGCTGCATATTGCTCTCCTGAGGCAAAAAGCCTCACAGAGCAGTAAGTCCAGTGTTTTTGCCGTAGCTCACACTGGCAGTCATACTGCTCTGCGCGGCTCTTATAGATCAGCCACTCCACTCTCCAGCCATCTCTCCAGCCATGGCCATATCTCAAATATCGGAATCCCAATTGCCACCAATGGCTTGCCCTGCCACATCAAAATCCACGCAAATGGTTGGTAGGTGATGGTCATAGCAGCATCCCTTTCACAATCTCCTGTAACTTAGGCCCACGGTCATAACCACAGCGACTATCGAAGCTACGAACCAAAGTGAACTTCCGGCCATTGAACAGAACCAACTCATGCCGATAGTGCTGAAACGCAATCTCCTTGCGTACTTCTTGCACATACGGTCTGTCCTTGGGCTCGCTGCCCCTGATCTGCAACTCACCGCTGCGAAGTTTTACCCAATAGATCACTTGAGCACCTCCCACTTTCTCCGTTTCCCATCACCCACTGGACTAACCACAGCCCGCATATAGTCTCGACTGTTAATGTCCTGTGCCAATGGGCCTTTCTGATATGCTCTCGCTTCCTTGGCAGTGCAGGCGTGCCAAGTGGGAGCATCAGCACATTGGGGCATGACCTCTACCCATTTCTTCTTGGGGATGAACTTCTCAGTGTTGTCTTCGTGGTTGTATAGCTTCCTGACTTGCCTCTCCAGGCTGTCTAACTCATCCATCTGCCGCTTGAACTCAAGTCCATCAATACGTCTACAGATGCCAGCCTTCTCAGCCTTGGCAGAGATGACAAATAACTTACGCAGAGAGCTACGCTCACTCTCAATTGTCTCCAGCATCGACTTGAATTCTTTGTAGGTCATTACTCACCCCCTACCTGAGATACCCACAGCATCCAGTTAGCCCCGATAACCTGCCGAGCAAGCCAACGCATTGCCCAATAGAACCCATGTGACCTGTTGGCATCGAACACATTGCGCGAATCAAATGCGTTCCCGGTCAAACTCAGGAACACATGCAAGCAATTGCGATTTGTCCGAATTGTCAGCATTGGTTTCTCCTTCACTCGATGCCCACTCAGTAGGCATCCAGCGAAGAAGCCCCATAAGGGGCTACTTCTTGGACATCTTGGCCTTGAACGTGTTGACCTTGGCCTGCTCCTGAGGGGTCAGGTCAGTGCGCTTCGCCAGAACTTCATACTCCGCGAAGGTCAGCTCGCTGTTGTCGATGGGATTGCCCTTGGTCGCCAGCTTGTCCTGATTGGCAGCGATGAACTTGCTCACCTCAGGGGCAAACTCGATCAGCCGTTTCCACTGCTCCCCATACAGGGTCACGGGCATACGCTGTAGGCCATAAATGCTCACAGCGCCCTTCTCGCTGACCTTGCAGACCAACTTGCCCGAAGTACGGGCTGCTAACTGCGATTCCAGTTCAGCGATTCTCGCTTTCATCTGCTCAAGTGTTTGTGACATGTTGTTTCTCCTTTCGGCCTGTCGCCGTTTGTTCGAACGGGCCAAATACCCAACTTTCGATTCCGCGGCAAGTTGAAGAAAACAAAGGACTTAGAAAAAACCGCTCTAACTTGTTGAAAACAAAGGACTTAGCGGCCTTGCTATTCCCCCTCAATCTCCCTGATAACGCTCATGTCAGCATGATTTAGATAATCAGCGCACAATAAGGGGCGATGTGCTATGTCATTGGCAGGTAATGAGTTGGCATAGGTTTAAGCTGATCGCCAGGGGGGTGGCAGTTTTTAATTGGGTGGGCCCCAACGCTCCTCAAAAATATAAAAATATGCTATTAAATTGTTGATTCTGAAGGGGGGTGGGCTGTTTTCTTATGGGGTCCCCAAATATGTATTGGACTGCCTGGCCAAAAGGAGGTAAGTTGCTGGAATGCACCTCTACCGGTTCATCCAGTTTTTGCCTTATACCAGGCGGCAATATCCGGATCTGACCTTGTGGCAGCAGGTAATCCTGACCTGGCGAGATGTTCGAAGGTTCTTATGAGGGTGTATACAGTTCTATGAACCCCTTTTTGGGTAGGAGGTATGACATGTGTTTTCAATGAGATACAAGAATTTTCCTTGTAAGTCGTTGATTCTAAAGCGCAATGTCCAAATGACACTTTTCTGATAAGTCCTTTGTTTTCAAGGGTCCTCATGTTTCTCACTACCCCGCCGATCACCAGCCCCAGGACCCAAAATCCTTTAGAATATTCACCCCTTTAGTGAGAAACATTTACTATATTGATAAATAAGGGTTTATGCATTTTGAGTGTCACGACGTTTTTCGTGACACTTCCTGCAAGTGGCGTGTTTTCAGCTATTTACCCCTATCTATAACGTACACCTGGAGTTGCGCTGATACACAATTTGGACACATCCTCCTACCTAAAAAGGGGTTTCGAAGCACCTGTATAAAATATTTTTATGTTGTTGGAAATAAAAATACTTCCGGGGGGATCTAATTCAATGAAGTGCCGAGATCTAAGTTCTCTGAGAACATAACTCCTGATTGGTTTCGGGAAGCGGCCCGGTTGATGGCCAGGAATGACATCAGCCTCAAGCAAGCCGTGGTCGAACTCCAGCGTGAGTTAGCCCCTGAAGAATGCGAGCGCCTGGCTCGCCGGGATGACTTCAAGCAGATTCTCCAGCAGGAGAAGAATCGCTACCGCTCTGAAGTCGCCAACAGTCCCGACCGCACCAAAGCCACCAAGATCGGCATTCTCCAACTGGCAGTTGAAAAACTTCTGGCCGAAGGCGAGTGGGAAAAAGCTGCCAAAATCACCATGGAACAAGCGAAGCTCGAAGGGGAGCTGAACGCTGACTCCAATATCAACATCTTCGCTGGCCTGACCGCCAAAGATATCGCCTCCGAACGCGAAAAAGTCCTCAAACAGATTGAAGCTGACCGATCCGACCGAGATACTCCAGAAATTCTCCCCAACTGAGCGTCTCGCCATCATCAATGCGCTCGAAAAGAAGCGCAAAGATGAACAATTCGCCAAATACTGGACTCCTCAGCCTCAACAAGAGCCGCATTTCGCCCAGTTCACCTCCAAAACCAAGATTTTCGGCATTCTCGGAGGCAATCGCTCAGGTAAGACAGAAGAAGGGGCTTTTATAAGTGTAGCTTGGGCTCTAGGTAAGGACTATTTCATAGGAGAACCTGCCTATGAGTGGGTCAAGGACCTTCCTATTCCCGAGCCTCCCAATAACATCTGGGTCGTGGGGCTCGACTTCCCCACACTCAGAGATGTTATCTGGCGAGAGAAACTAAGGTTTGGCAGACAGCATCCCCCGATCCTCCCCAAAGATCCCTCGGTCGTCACCAAAGTATCCGATGGTGACTACCAGATCTTCTTCGCCAACGGCTCCATTATCACAGGCAAATCGGCTGATTCGGGCCGTGAGAAGTTTCAGGGCGCTTCAGTTGACCTGGTGTGGATCGACGAGGAGCCTGAGGTTTCAATTTTTGATGAAGCGTATCAGCGAACCGCTGACTGCGCAGGAAAGATCCTACTTACACTCACTCCTCTTACGGACATTTCCTCGGGCGTTAGGACTCCCTGGGTCTTCGATCTCTACGAAGAGATGAAACAAGGGCGAGACGACATCAAGTTCGTCTCCCTGAATGTTCTAGAGAATCCCTACGTTCCCGATGACGAGAAAGATAAGCTCGTTAAAAAGTGGACGGGACACTTTGAAGAGAGAGCCAGGTTGTATGGCGAATTCATCCAGCGATCCGGACTTGTTTATAACCTCTGGAAACCCTCTGTCCACCTTATCCCACCCCGAAAGATCCCACGCGAATGGCGAAGGATTGTCAGTATTGATCCTGCCGCTACTGGCACTACTGCTGCTATTGGGGCCGCCATCGAGCCAGGCACGAATAACCTCTACCTCTACCAGGAATATTACGACCGAAACAAGGTTGTCAGTGACCACGCTCGAAATATTCTTGTGCGTTTCTCGGGAGAACCCGTCGATATTTGGCTCATTGATCCTAAATGGGGAACCCAACGTAATGGCGAGACCCACAAAACTGGGATGCAATTGTATCGAGAGAATGGAATTCCAGTCCGACTTGCCGAGGTCGATGAAGATTATGGTCTTAACGCCTCCCGAGAGTATATTGCCGCCACGCTTGATCCAAATTCCCGCCACCCCAAAGTCTTCGTTTTCAATTCCCTCAAGAACTTTCGATTCGAGATAGAACATTACGTTTGGGACTTCTTCCAAAAGGGAGAACAAAAGGGCCTCTCAAAGGACAAACCTCTCAAGCGTAACGATCACTTGATGAATGCCTTCCAATATCTTTGCGCTTTACGGCCACGCGGACGGAGATCCTCCGGACTTCCTCTCAACGAAGAGGACAAAAAGATCTACTCCAACCTCAACAGTTACACATAAATCTATGTTGAAGAAATTTCTCGCTCTTGTGAAACTCAATAACTTCCTGAAGTTCCTCGGAATCGCAGGCTTAGTTGCTGTGCTTCTACTGTTCTGCTCGTTAAAAGCCCGAATCTTGGGATTTGTAAGTCTCGGGGTACTTGGTGCAGGGGCAGCTTACGAAAAACTCTACAAGGAATAAATGAAAACAATCGCTACTATCTTGGTTTTGTGCTCTATGTCGTTCGCTTCGGCGCACGTCGTAAGTCACGCAGCTAAGGAAGCCGTATCTATGTCTCCGGCTCACGCCGCTAAGCGTGTTGTTCAGGGAGCTAAATTGGCCTCCTTTCCCGTTCGTCATCCTAAGAAATCTGCCAAAGCGGTTTTCTAAATATGGATGTCCACAAGGACTTCCTCCCGAAAGTCCAGCGTATTCCCTCTAAAGACGAGACCTTCTCGTACTCGGGAACTAAAGACTTCGAGAAACCAGAAGAAGGAGACGTACGAACGTTAGATCGCAAGATCTCCGTTCCTCGCTCCCGGACTCGAAACTCTCTCAACAATAGCTACACATAAAGGAAAAACAATATGGCAATCACTGGCTCAATCACATACTCCGGACAAGCGCCCGTGGCTGGCGGAAGCCCTACACTGGCTTTCGGCGGCACCTCGATGCTTGAGGTCTCGTATGTTGGCACGGTCACGCTGACTCTCGACGGCGCGGCTACCACCTTCACCTTCAACTACGTTGACGGCACCACGGCCCTCCCGTTTACCCCGAAGGGAATTCTGTATTCCCTGAACGGTGGGAACGAAGGCACCGCAGTAATCAAGAAGTGGGTAGATGCAGCCGATGGTGGAAAGACCTCCACTATCACGCTGAGCGCGGCTGGTACCAACACCAACACGCTGATCTACAGCTTCATGATCTTGAAGTAACTCCTTGAGGAGGGGCAAATGCAAAATACTCACTGTAATGGGGGTCATGAGATCTACGTAGCTGAAGTCGTCGCGGTGGAAGCAGAAGGCAAAATCGTAGTTATAACGGTTTGCCGGCTGTGTGATCGCGTCAGCTTTACTGAAAAGCAGATCTGTGGCTCTCACTCCCCCATTGCTTTCTTAAAAGAAAAACAAAAGGAATAAAATGGGCTACAATTTTCGTGATGATAACCCGGTCCTGGGCCCTAATACCCAGATCGAAATCCCCAACGGCGCATCTGCACCTACATTGGTCAAGATGCAGGTCATCGAGTGCGTCAGCGTATTTCTCCCCGCTGCCGCCAACGCGGTGAACCAGCCGATCTTTATCAACCCGCCTGCGGCTTCCGTGGCATCTGGTACTTTCCCCATGGGACAGTATTCCCTGGTGGGATGTTCGGTGCGTTTCGGCACCGCAAGTACCTCGGGAACCCTCCAGATTGAACGGACACCTTCCGCCACGGCGGTGGGCTCGGGTACCAACCTTCTCTCCGGTACCGTGTCGCTGGCTGGCACAGCCAACACAGTGGTGAATGGAGTTCCCTCCACGTCATTGTCAGCGGCTAACCAGGTCCTGGCTCCAGGAGATTCATTGAGTTTGATCTTCGCTGGCACCCTGACCAACTTGGCGAATTGCGCCATCACGGTATTTCTCTCAAGGACTGTCTAATGGCTAGACCTCTACAAACGGGCGATCAAGCTCCTGACTTTTCGCGCACCGATAGTTCCACGTCAGCGGATCGTCGTCAGCAAAGGGAAGAAGGCGTCACTCCGGAGTTCGGCCGCAACCGCGCTCCGCAGCACGACGCTCCTATAGGCATGAGCTGGAGAGCGGGTCAACTGCCTCCCAACTCCTTCCTGAGCGCACCTTTTGCTCCCGTAAACAGCGATGATCCCAATGAGATCGAAGTACGTGAGCTTGACATCGCCTCCTATGGCGATTGTTACGACACTACCTCTCCCATGCGCGTTCGGGACGTGAGCCGCGAGTGGGACGTTGACACTGACCACGACGGTCGCAAGAACTAATATGAAAGGGTTCCGATGCCCTTCTTGTTGGGTTGTGTCGCCCTTATCGTCCTCGACCTCTACCTGTCCGCAGTGCGGCTGCGCACTTACGGACCCAGAGTGGAACTCAATCCCGTTGCCCGACAGCTCGCAAGTGACTTCGGACCAACAGTTGGAATTGTTTTCCTTGGAATCTTTAATGCAGGACTTCTCGGACTTGTAGCGCACTCTCCGACCCTCCTGCATGTTTTCTTCGGCCTCAAGCTCGGCCTGGCTTTAATGCAGCTTAAATCTCTCCAGCTCGAAACTTACATCGAAAGAATCTTAAGAAATGTCAAAGCGAAACATATTCCCCGCTAACGTCACGCCCAGTTCGAACAACGCTAACGTCTCCACAGGCGCAAGCACACTCAAGGGCATGAAGGACAAATCGGTAATTGTTAAATCGAACAGCCATCCAGTTCAGGTGGATGCCGATGGTGCATGTTGGGACACGACCAGCAATGCGTTTGTGAAACCCGAAGACACCAATCTGCACGATCCTGCATAAGCTGGAGCCGGGGGGATGCGCGTCCTGCCCCTCTCCGCGCCAGAGGTTCCGCCCTACACTCCTAGCGTTGAGCCCTAACCCCCGGCCCCGCCAAACCTAAATGGAAATCATTCCAATTCTCTTCATGCTCTCGGGAACGATCTTCTTCGTTACCGCCACCGTACACCTGCTCAAGAAATAAATGGAACTTATCGGAATCACTCGGGACGGCGAAGATCAGTTCGTAGTCAAGTGCGAGATTCATGATTGGTACTTCGCAGGTCATCCACCTCTTACAACTGGTTGCAGGGAATGTTGGAATGCCTATTACTTTGCCCAAATAGCTCTGGCAACCGGAGATAAATACACCCTCGTTCAGCAACTAGAGAGTGCCATCCGGCACACGGCGGAATTAGTCGATAAAGGTGCTTGGGACTTCGTTCCCAACATGCAGATCGAGAGCATTGAAAAAGAACCTGATTGAACCTAACCTTAGCCAAACAGACAGGTAGTACCACAGACGGAAGCAGCTTCGCAACCACTGCCTTCACTCCAACTGCTGGTGATCTGTTAGTGGTTATTGTGGCCAGCTCCGGTACCACCGATCCAAGCTCGGTCAGTGATACAGGCCAAGGTTTCACTTGGACAAAGGTTACATCCTGCGTCAAGAACACCAGCGCAGACACGATGTACATGTTTGTCCCAAGTGGGTTGGCTGCGGCGGTTTCAACCACGATCACCTGGTCTTGCGGGGCGACAACGGCCACAGGTGCGTTTATCACCGTCATTGCGATTACCGGCATGGCCGCTACAGGGCTTTCGGCAGTTAGACAGTCCGCGGTTCAGAACAATGCAACCGCAGCTTCTACCCCCACTGTGACGCTCGGACAATCTATCAACAGCGCGAATCCGCTTATCGGAGCGGTGTTCAACGCCAGTTCTCCAGCCACCATGACGCCACCTACAGGCTGGACGGAATTCAACGATGCAGGCTACACCACTCCGACTACTGGCATGGAAACGGTGGGACTAGTTAGCGGTGGAAGTGGAACCACGGTCACCTGGGGAAATACCTCTACTGCCTCCGGTGCAATTGTGGCGGAGTTTGCTGCTCCGGTAGTGGCTACTTCAACTTCCTCTCCTGGCGGCCTAGCCCTCGTTCAGCGTCCGCTCAATCATTTAATACAACTATAAGGCAATTAAATGGCAATCTTTAGTGCGATTTTAACCCCCTCGGACACAACCGCTATCAAAGTAGCGGCTCTTGCAACCACCACTAGCTCCTCGGAACAAGCTCTGGGGACGAATGTGGTCTTCGCAATTAACGCCGATCAGGACATCACAATTAAGTTTGGAATCGCTGGAATGGCAGCGGCTGCGACCACCGACTTCCGCATCCCCCAGAACCAGACCTTCACCTTCTTCACCGGAAGAAATTTCGACCGTATCCGCGTCTTCAACCAGAGCGGCTCCACTGCGGCCAACGTTTACATTCAACCTCTCACTGTCCTTAGGTAATGGCGGAATATACAACCCCATCTGTAGCTCCCATGGTGAGCGTGTCGGACGATCCTAACGCCGACATCACCAATAAGGTCATCGAACATCTGCGCCGGATGAGGTATTTCCGCAAGCAGTATGACCAGCGGAGAGCTTATTTCTATCGCCAATACTTGGGCCAGAGGGACCAGCGTTTTTATCCCGACAACATCACCCCCAGGGCAAACACCTTTGTCCCCTATCCGCTTAGCAACGTAGAGACCATTGTTTCTCGCGTTCTAGACGCTTTCTTCTCTTACGAAGACTGGTTCGAGGCAAAAGGCCGCTCTGCGCAAGACGAACCATCTGCGGAGAAGATGCAGGTGGTTTTGTTGTATCTGCTCAAGAAAGGCAAGTTTATTCCTGCCTTCGAGAGCCTGGTCAGAAACATCTGTATCTACGGCCACGCAGCCATCAAGGTTGATTGGGACTGGGATTACGATTGGGTCACCTATTCCCAACCCATCCCCGCACTCGACGAGAACGGGATGCCGATTATCCAGCCCGTTCCCGACATGAACACAGGCCAGATCACGATGCAACCTGTGATCCAGGGCTACCAACCTGCCCGCAAACCTGTCCCTCGCGCCTGCCCCAGATTCATCCCCATTGATGTTTATGATCTCCTCCTCGATCCGGATGGCGGAATCGTTGCGCATTTAACCGAACGCACCCTGGGCCAGATGCTCCGCGAGCAACAGATGAGCGTCGAGGCGGCCATGGAAGATCCTTCCAAGAAGCCCCTCTACATGCCCGCAGCGCTTAATCTCCTGGTCCATCGGGTAAGCGAGAACGTCAAGAGTCCAGATAATCCCCTGGACACGGTTATCCGATTAGCAGAGGTTTGGAATGAATACGATCAGACTCAGACCATTATCACTTACGGAGAGGATGCAGAGGCAATCTCTTGGAAAGACCTCCGTGCGTCATATCGAGCTGCGGGTTACTCACCCTATAAGCGAAAAGTTTATGCAGGACAACCCCTCCTTCTCTACCACGGGGAAATTCCTTTTATGCATAAACGTGCCCCCATCCTCGCCACTTCGTTCATAAAGATTCCTAACGAAGCTTTTGGCCTGGGGGCCATTGAGATCATCTCCGACCTAACCGAGTCCATGAACAAGTTCGTAAACATGATTACGGACAACTGGAACCTCGGCATCAATCGCCGCTTTGCCTTCGACGTGAACGCCGATATCGACCACGAAGCACTCAACAGTTTCAACGTTCCCGGAGGCAAGGTAGCAGTCAACGGAGATCCCTCGAAGGTGATTCTCCCTCTGCCCTTCTTTACTCCCCAAGCAGGGGACTACCAAATCCTTGAACTCTTCAAGGGAATGGTCGAACAAACTTCAGGTGTCTCGGACTTCTATAACAAAGCCGTGGGATCGCCCACCGGCAATCGTACAGCGACTGGCATCAACTCAGTAATGCAGGAGAGCAACTTCCGCTTCAAGATGTTCATCCGGAACCTCGAAGTGGATGTCCTCCAACCCCTCCTCAACATGTGCGCCTCGATGGTGCAGCAGTATGTGAAAGATCCCATCGAAGTGCAAATAACCGGGGAGATGCCTCAAATTAAAAAGTGGGTCGCACTTATGCCGGAGGAGCTTGTAGGCTCCATGGACTTCGACATGGTGGCTGCGAACTACGCCACCAACCGCATGATTAAACAGCGCAATATCATGGCCCTGTTTAACCTGGCCGCCGCGAGTCCGATCTTCGCGCCCTTCGTCAACCCCTACGAAACTCTCAAAGAGGTCTACAAGGCTTTCGAAATCCGCAATATCAACAAGCTTCTCTTCACCCCGCCCCAGGTGCAGATGATGCAGCTTGCACAACAGAAGCAACAGATCAACATGATGCTCCTGGAAAACATGATGAACGTCGAGGGCAAAGCACGTTTACAGCAATCGAAGCCGCAACCTGGCGGCAAGGGTCCTGATGGCCGTCCCCGACGACCGATGCAGCCCGAGGGCAAGATGCCAGGTGCTGGCCTCATGAGTCCAATCCTGGACCTCGCTCAATCCATGGGCGCTAACGGGCTCGGCCTGGAAGGTATGGGTCAAGTTCCTGGAGCTGAAGGATGATCGAGTGGTTAGCTCGCTATGCCCGATGGGACACAATCGCCTGGTTGGTGTTAATTGCTATTGGCGGAGTTCTAGAGGGCCTCGGTGTGGCAGACAGACATCTCGCCACATTCACTTCTTTCGTGCGTAGTACTGTTCCGGTATGGGCCCGCGCTGCACTTTGGGGCTGGCTCGGATACCACTTCCTGATGCAAAAATGACCTTTGACATGCTTAGTTGGATGATGATGGACCCGGCGCTGGCCAGCAAATATCATCTGTCGGGAAATGCAAACCCCCTCTACACATTCAACGACCCCGCCAACAACCGCTTCTTCTGGACCAAAGGCTCCACAGGACTTCCGTGGGATGTCCAACTGTATGACAACAACTATATCTACCAATCCGTTACGGAAGTTTCTTGGACAGATCCGACGAACTACAAGATCTTCAATAGCCCGGTTTATGGATTATTTGGCCAGCCCATGTGCCCGCGCATTGCAGAACCTGGGCGGCTCATTCTCAACAATCCCGATTCCAGTTACGAACTGCATACCAGTTGTTCGGCGTTCACGGTCAAGACCGTAGGCACCACAAAATTCACTTTATCCGGGCCGACGCCAATGGATATGGGGTTCGGTTCCCTGCCGACACTCACCCTGTCGTACTTTTGGGGAGGGGACCCCACGTTCACTACCTTCGGCCACCGCGAGGACTACTTCCTCCAGCAGCCCTTTGGGTTGGTTAAATGGCAGCACACCACTCTGCCTGGAACCACGCCTGACAACGTGAGCAACTTCAACAAGCTCACCTTGGGCACTGTTACTCCTGTGCACCCTTGCTTCTAAATGAAACCTGATTGTTATTACAGCGAATCCACAGGCAAGTACTACTGGCCCAACGGAACTCCGTTTACTTTTCAAAAACGGGACATCGAATACCTGGATATAAAAAAAGCGGCTGCACGATTGGCTGCGAACATCATCTTCGATCATCCGGAACTCCTTTTGTCCGAATTAGACAATCCTCTTAATGATCCGGACATGCTTCCTCCGCCTCCGGAAATTTACAATCCTTGCTTCTAATCCTGGCATTCATCTTCCTCGCCTGCGCAGGTCTCGATTGCGCGTACAGCGAACGGGGCTTCGCACACGGATACGTAGAAAGCAACGAGGTCGCAGCCCGCTTACTCGGCGAACAGCCCTCGTTCTTCTGGCTGTTTCTCTTTGATGGAGTGCAAGGACTTCTGTTCTGCCTGCCAGAACTCTTCTTCCACGGATGGGCCTACGGAGTACTCCCCGCACTCGCCTTGAAGCACCTCCTGTCCGTCCGCAAGTGGAGAAAGGCATTCGCCACAAACGGTGCATCTCTCCGCGAGCCACGCAATGTCTTGCAGAAATTCCTGGGACTCTAATGGCCGGTAGAATCTCCATCTCCTCCCCTGACGGGAAGGACTTCTTCAACGTCCTCACCGTCCAAGGCGTTGTCTTGTTAGTGTGGAACGACGCCCTCTTCTACATGTCCATGGAAGAAGCAGGCAGACTCCTCAATATGCTTTCCCAGGCAGTAACAGGAGCAGCCCCCCAAATAACTATCCCCCCTACCTAAAAAGGGGTTCATGACCATCACGATCAAACTTCTCTTTGAGAAGAATCCTTATGGATGGCGATGGGTAGCTGTAATAACCGACGGCTCTACCCAGTGGACAGAAACCTACACAGTTAAATATGTTTAATAGGAAACCTCAATACCTCGTTATTGAGATTGAGAAGGGCAGCAAATTACCAGAATTGACCGGGGACCTCAAAGAGGCCATTAAGGTTCTTCCCCAAATCCCGGCTTTTAACTACCTCCTTCAGCGTCTCAAGCACCAGCGTGCTGCTCTACAAGCGCATCTCGCAAATGGTCTCAACCTCTCGGAGGTCCAGCTTCGATACATTCAAGCTGGCTTGTATTGGCTCAATCACCTAGACCGTGAGATCAAACTTCTAACTCAATCGAAGTCTGCTCCCACCGAAGCAACTCCCGACGTAACTGAGGAGTTCGAGAAGATTCGCCAATCCATAGAGCTTATTTAATCTCCACGCCACAAGCGTGAAATCCCATACCCACAAGGTAGCCAATGCCCAATCCAATCAATGTCCCTAGCTTCGACCGAGGGTTCGTCCCGATGGACGATGCTCCAGGGGCAGACAGTTCCTTCGATGAATTGTTTCCGCCCGAAGGAAGTGAATCAGCAGCTCCGCCACAAGCGCAGCCCCAGGAAACAACCCCTCCGGAACCGCCACAAGCTAACACCCCCTTCCTGCAAGCAGGCAAGAGTGTGTATCTCACTCCAGAGGATGCGGCCAAAGGAGTCGCCCATAAAGACGAACTCATTGACCGCTACCGGACCTTCCTCGCTGAGCAAGGTTTTGACCCTAATACGTTCCAGCCAAAAGCGTCTGCACAGCCACAAGCCCCACCCAAAGTGGAGCAGTCGCCATACACCTACTTCGGCAACGGCCAGAAACTCTATGACGATCTCGCCCAAGCCGTAGCTAGCAAAGACCCGGTTCGTTACGAACGAGTCATGCAGCAATACCAGACGGAATCTTTCAACGCACATCTGGCTCCCGTCGCTCCCCTTATCTCTGAGGTTGCCCGCAATCGCGCAATCCGCGAGGTATCACATGAGCTACCCGAGTTTGCCAAGTTCGCTGATAGTCAAGATTTCTACTCCACCGTGGACAAGCTCCCTGTACTAAAAACCGGGATTGCCGCATGTGAGCAGAACATCACCGTCCCTGGTGCGGCGGAACAACTTCGTGAGCTATACAAACTAGCTTACTTAGTCAATCAAGGTCTACGAGGGTCCGTACCCGTGCAAACACCCCCTGCACCAATTCCCCCCGCACGACCCACTACTCTTCCATCCACTATGACTCCTCCCGCACCCGGAGTCCCCACACAAAACTGGGCTACTAACCGCGAAGCGCGTAAGCAGCTCATCAAGGACGCCGAAGCCCGAGGGCTTGGTGTAGTGGACTGGTCCAGTCTTGGGAAGTAGCTCCCTAAGGACCAATGTTTAAGAAATTCCTGTCAGTTATCACTGACCTGTTCCTCTTCGTCCTGGGTTTTGGGGCTGATGTCGTCACCGTAACTGCGGGGTCGGCAGGTAATGCAGGTAGCACAGCCGCCGAGCTGATTACCTACATGTCTGCCCGTCTCCTAGAAGTGGCCGAGTTCAATACGATTCTCGACCAGTTTGGAGACAAGCATCCACTTCCTAGCAACTCCTCGAAGACGATTCGTTTCGTCCGTGAAGAGAAGCTGAGTGTAGCTTCGACCCCAACCCAGTTGTCGGAAGGCATTCCGCCCGATGCCGTTGGCATCACCCTCAACCAAATTGAAGCAACGATTGAGCAATATGGCTCCGTAGTTCGTCTGTCGGACCTGGCTGAGATCACCGCCCGCCACAACGTGGTAGAGCGCACGATCTACATCCTGGGCCTCCAGGCGGCTGAAACCTATGACCAGTTGATCTTCAACGTGCTCGACGCCGCGACCAATAACTATCGCCCCAACAACCGTGCGGGTGATACCTCGTTGGCTGGCTCTGACCTGGTTAGCTATAACGACCTGGTTGAACTGGATGCTCTGCTCCAGGACCAAGGCGCTCGCCCCTTTGAAGGTGGAGAATACGTTTTCGTATGTCCCCCGCAGGTCTACTCCGGCCTGCTCCGTGATCCGGACTTCAAGGCGTCTAACCAGCTTCGCGCTCCGGAGAAAATCTGGCGTGGCGAAGTCGCCTCGCTTGGTGGGTTCCGAGTTATTCGCTCGAACTCCCCCTCGTTCGCTGCCACCTCTCAGGCTGGTGCCGGACAAGCCAGCAAGGTGTTCAGCTCGTTCGGCATTGCGCGGTTCGCATATCAGATTACTGATTTGCAGAACCTGCGTGTCTATGTGGTTGCCCCTGGCGGCCAGATCGACCCCCTCCAGCAATCCCGCAAGATCGGTTGGAAGTTCGCTTTCAAATCGGTCATCACGAACCAGAACTGGATTCGTCGAGTGCGATCTGCTGGTGCGAACAGCGTCACTAACTAATTAACCCTTGGGGAGGGTTCGCCCTCCCCATAAAAGGAAAACTATGGGACACAACTTCGAAAGTTCCCGTCCGGAACACATGATTATGCACAAGCGCATCCCATCGAGCCATGCTCATCAAGATCAGAAGCTCGACAAAATGGGACGCTCGCCCATGATCGGCCAGCTTCCAAGTGACGCCCACTTGGAATCTCCGGAACTCGAACCTATGGTCGATGGCTCAGGCCACGGCGATAGCGAGTACGGAGGCATGTAAATGGCCAACAAAACAATGGCGGATCTCTATAAGACCGACAAGGCGACTTGGGAATATATCTCTGTTCCTGAAGAGAACGTCCTTGGTGAGGTGCACGCTGATATCGTCATCAACACCGAACGTTTTCGTGCAGGACAGACCTACCTGGTTCCCAAGCTAGTAGCGGAAACCGTCCGTGAACGCCTGAAGACCTATCAGAGATCGTGTATGCGCATCATGTCCCCTAAGAAGGACACAGCCGCAGAACAGGCAGTCGCAGTTGGCAGTGCCAACGCAACTGTCCCGGTTGTAGCAGATGCCAGCTTGATCCAATGACTTGGGACAACTGGAAAGATGCTCTCCTAGCCCTAACCCTCTGGCGAGAAGCCAGAGGGGAAGGCAGGCGAGGTATGGAAGCCGTAGCGTGCGTTATTCGTAACCGCGCTGTTGGTTTGGACCAGATTGCTGCGATCTCTAAGAAGTGGCAGTTCTCCAGCCTCACGGCTCCCGGAGATGCCATGCTCGTCAAATGGCCCCTCCCAGGCGACGTGGCTTTTGAAACAGCCATGGACATTGTATCGAACCTGGCGCTCCTTCCAGATATCACCAACGGTGCGACTCACTACTTTAATCCCAATGTTGTCCGTCCACCTTGGGCGGCAAGCATGACCAAAGTAGCCTCCATCGGTCGTCACGATTTCTATAAATGACCCCCCAGATTTTTCTGGTTCGCCACGCCAAAACCCTTCTCAACAACGCATCGTCCGAGGCTATTCGTGGACACTCGGATATTCCCATTTCTGGTGAAGGCGAAGAGGCACTTAAGCAAACCGCTGAATTCCTCAAAGGTCATTCCATTAAACGCATCTTGGCCAGCCCCTTGCAACGCGCCATGATGACCGCCTTATTTATTGCGGACAAAATAGGGGCAAAGGTAACTCCCAACTCCGGTCTCACTCCTTGGGATCTCGGCAACCTAACAGGCAAACGCATAGAAGAAGTTGCCCCCAAGATGAACTATTACCAGGACTACCCCGACATAAAAGTTCCTGACGGCGAAAGCTATAGAGACTTTTATGATCGCTGGTCGCAAGCCCTGGACCGGATGTTGGCCTATGCAGAGAAGCACCCCGACGAAATTCTCACGGGCGTAGTGCACTCGCGCAATCTTCTTTCTCTTCCTTCCATCATTGGCAAGCGACCTATGGGCGAAGTCCCAGTCAAAGGCGGTCCTCCTCCCGAGAGCGTAACTCGCGTCTACCTCGATGATGACACCTGGAAATACGAAACCATTTTTGAATTAAAGCAATGAACTTCCTAAAAAAGATTCTCCCCTGGATTGGAGCAGCTGCTACGGGCAACGTCCCGGCGCTTGTGTCCATGGCCGCGAACGCGGTTAGCGGAGCCCTCGGTAACAAGGTTGACTCCAGCGTCGATTCCATTGTCTCCGCAGTGCAAGGCGCAACACCCGAACAGCTCGTAGCCTTAAAGCAAGCAGAGTTGGATTTTCAAGCCAAGATGCAAGCTATGGGCTTCTCTCACGAAGAGGAGCTTGCTCAGATTGAGGTCGCAGATCGCGACTCGGCTCGGGCCCGTGAAATCAGCGTTCGTGACTTCATGCCCAAGGTTCTCGGTGGGGGAGTGGTCGCGGGTTTCATTGTCGCTACGTTCCTCATCCTCACAGGTCACGGCAAAGCCGATAGCGTGATGGCCGGAACCCTTATTGGTTATCTCTCCGCAAAGGCAGAGCTTGTCCTCGCCTACTACTTCGGTAGCTCCGCTGGATCTGACCGCAAGACAGAACTCCTCGCCCAAGGTAAGTAATGAAGAAATACATTCTCCTGTTATTTTTGCTTGTCCCACTATTTGCTTGGGGACAAGCCAGTCGTGTGGATGGTCAGGTACTGGGGCCGAACGGTCAGCCCGTTCATTTCCCCCTGGTCCGCGTTTGTACGGATACTTCTAACCTTGGTTCTGGGACGGTCTATTGCGGAACCACAAGCGGGGGACTAAAAACCCTATTCACCGACATAACTGCTCAGGTGCAGTGTACCGGGTCCAACGGTTGTGCCAATCCGATCACTGGCGACTATAACGGCAACTACCATTTTTATTCCGCCCCTGGTAAAGCCATCGTTGAAGTTATTGTCAACGGTGTAGTTCAGGGGGATACCCCTGACACCATCATCCCCTGTGATCCCGATTTCAATTGCGGAACAGGCACTGGAGGTTCGTCCAGTATTCCCTTGGGTTCGCAAGGGCAATTCATTCAGTACACCGGAGTCGGAGATCTCACTAATCAAATCGGTCCCTCCAACATGCGGGATCTCACCGGCACTCTCACAATCCCAGATGTCTCGAATGTGGACTTTGGGGGACCGGGGGTAGGCAGTGCGCAGTTTAGTATGCGCGGGCTTAACTCTGGATTGGTTGTGGTTCGCGTGCAGGACGCGGCAGGTAATTACACCCTAACTTTACCAAACGGTCCTGGGCTAGCTAACCAAGTCCTAGCCACAGATGGTGCAGGCAATCTCTCCTTTGTGACCCCTGCCGCAAGCGCTGTAGGTGCAGGCGCAGCCGGACAGGTAAGCGTCTACAACGGTCCTAATAGCGTAGGTGGTGACGCTCTCTTTACAGACTCAGGCAACACCCTCGCCTATACAGGCACCACCTTCACCCTCGGTAATGCTACCGCTGGAGTATTTAATACCTTTGATGGTTTTAGTATAAGCACTGGGACAGGCATTAAGGATACAATCTCCAGCGGCACTAGCACCTCCGCTGGCCTTACATCCGGCAGGCACCTTATCATTCAAGCCCACGCCGGAACATCCACAGGCTTTGGAGGAGACCTATATCTCCAAGCTGTAGGTTCTACTTTCTCTGGGAACCAATCCTTCTCTCCGGGATGGGTCTATGTTCTGGGTGGAGTAAATACTGGCTCTAGCGGTGGCGGCATCGCCTTAATCCCCGGTGTGGGGAACACCACTCCTGCTTACGTCACAATAGGTTGTAACGCCTCCAACGGCAGCCCTTGCGGCTCTCCGGGCAATCCTTCCAACCCCACAATCACTGGCAAGGTGGCGTTCGTAGGCAAGAATGGCGGCTCGGTCTTCTTGACCGTGCCGGACAACGTGGGTGGAGCTGTTACCTTAACGCTCCCTACCTCCACGGGTACGAATGGCCAAGTGATCTGCACGGACGGCACGGGAGTGCTGAGTTTCTGTAACCAAACTGGCGGAGGCGGGAGCGTATCTGGAAGCGGTACTACCAACACTCTTCCTAAGTTTACCGCTGCTACGGTCCTCGGAAACTCCGGCATCACGGATAACGGAACAACCGTCAACACAGCGGAGAACCTCTCGGTTGCATCCTCGACCGCTGCTACAGGTATTTCAAACGTCAACTCTCCGTTCTTTCAGGTCGCAGGCAACTCTTGGAACGGCGCGTCTGTCGCAGATGTCTGGAGCTTCCAGAACGTCGCTGGCGCAGGCACAAACCCCACCCAAACGCTGACGATTACTCATAGCGGCTCAAGTGGTGCAGCCTCGATCTCGGCTGCCTTCCCCTTCACTATTGCGGGCTTAACCAGCACAGGCAACGTCAACTTAGGTGGAGCCTCTTCGGTAATCAACTCTACGCTCGGGAACGGCGCTCCCAACAACGCAACTTGCATTTCCACTGGACAGGAATACTTCCAGTTGGACGGGACCGCAGGGCAAGAGAAGTGGTATTGCAAGGGCAACGTCTGGACTCAGCAACTCAACTCAGGTGCGGCTGGAGCTAACGTCCAGTTAAGCAACCTCTCGGGTACGACCGCGATTCCAGTCGCCCTTTTGCCAAACGCGGCTGGCACCTTGGCCTTCGGTAGCAACGCGCTCCCTTGGACCAGCGTGTTCATCGGTGGTGCAGCCACAAACAACATCCAGCTTACGGGCACCGCAACGAGTGCTAAGGTAGCCACTCTCCCAGACAACACAGGCACGATTGCCGAATTGAATCTGGCGCAGACGTGGACTGCCAATCAAACATTTCCGGTTGTAATCTCTTCAGCCGCCAATCCAGCCAATGCCGGGTTTCTCCGCTTCTCGTCTGGAGATGCCCTCAGCTTCCGCAACAATGCGAACTCTGCCAATGTCAACGGCCTGAGCAAAGATACCTCGGATATTGTCCAAGTAGGCGATACGGCGGGTATCAAGCTAGCGGGTCCCCTCTCTAGCGTGGGCGCTGGCTCCGCACTGACGATTCGACCCACTCTGCAAACTGTCAATGGCACGGGTGGGGATTTGACTGTCGCCGCAGGTAATACCTCCGGCACAGGGGCCAACGGCAACCTTCACCTTTTGGCGGGCTCCGGCGGTTCTGGTACTCCCGGCGCAATTGACATCGGAACTTCCCCGTTCGCTGTCACTCTTCCAAACGACACTAGCAACGGAACTCTGCAATTCAATCTTGTCAGTGTTACCTCCACTGGCAACGCGATTCAAACCCCTGCTGGCTCCAATGCAGGCGTAGTTGGTATTGCGATCAGCGGCGCAGGCACTTCCGGTAGCGCAACCGTTGTCCAGCTCGGCCAGGTCAATTGCGTATTCGATCAGGCTGCCACACCTGGAAACTATGTTGGCATCTCCGTTAGCAATAATGGGCAGTGCCATGATATCGGTGCAGTTCCAACTATCAACACTCAAGCCGTTGGAACAGTCTTGAGTTTGGTATCGGGCACGACCTACAAGGTCCTCGTTGATCTCGGCTCGGCTCCTGGGGCGAACAGCAACAATACTGTCATCACTAACCCCGGCAGTACACAGCAAATCCAAGCTACCGCGCCTACCGCTGTTTCTCTTGTTGTAAAGCAACCTACCAGCGGGTCGGTTGATATTTTCCAAGTCCTGCTAGCCAACGGCACCAAAGCTTTCTACGTAGACAGCACGGGTGTTGTTCACTTCGGAACCGGGACTTCTTCGGTCACGTCTTCGGCGTTCATTAGTTCCGCTGCTAACCCTGCGGCTACGGGAGTTTTCCGTGCGGCATCTTCGGACGTTGGATTGGCTTTCCGCAACAACGCAAACACTGGCGATGTCACGATTGCCAAGAACAACTCCGATGTGTTGACCTTCAATGGCACTCCCGGCTTCGCGGTTACACAAGCCGGAGCAAGTTTCGGAGACACTGTATCCTTCACAACCCCCGCAGCAAACCGAACTATCACCTTTGCTGACCCCGGTGGGAATGACAGCGTGGCTTATCTCGCTGCGACCCAGACCTTCACGGGTAAAACTATTGGCACGGGTGGCTTGCTATTCGCTACCCAAACCGCTCCCGGCAACCCCGCTGGCGGCAACATCCTCCTGTATGCAGATAGCGGCACTGGCAACCTCGCTTGCTTAACCTCTGCTGGCGCAAACTGCTTGCCCTCTGCTGGAGGCGGCGGCACCGTAGCACTTAGCGCGATCACGGCTGCTACCAGTACACCCGCTGCTATTAACAACGCTAACTTCCCTCAGAAATGGAACTGGCAGCTTACGACCAACGGCACCAGTGGATTCACCTTTGGCGAGTTCGCAGCATCGACTGCCACTAGTTCTAACCTAGTAAACATCAAGACTCTCGCCTCTTCCACGTTAAACCCGTTGACCATTACTGCACTGGGCAACGTAAACGGACTTCAAGTAAACAACATCGGTGATCTTACCTTCTTGGGTACGGGCATGTTGGATACTGGAACATCCTCCCAGACAGGTAGTGAGTGTGCCAATGAAGGTGTTACAGGTACAACCAACGGCCTCGTCGCCAAACTTAACACTTCCAACCAATGCATCAAGGCCACTACGTCTGATGTAGCTGGCGTGGAAGGTATCGTCGTCAAGGGCGGCGGCACAAGTGGTAACGCTGTCATCGCTACCTCCGGCGTGGTCAGTTGCACGTTTTCCAATACCGCAGTGGTAGGAGATTACGTTGGTGTCTCGACTACTACGGGTGGTGACTGCTTAGACTTAGGCTCTCAGCCTACCGCAGGCACACAGGTCTTAGGACGGGCGTTGACTGCTGGTGCAGGTAGCCAATCTGTCCTCGTCTACGGGCGCGGGATGCTTGCAATCACAGGCGTACCCAACCGCGTCACTACAGCCTTCGCTGGTGGTGTTCTTACTCTGTCTCTCCCTCAGGATATCGCCACCACATCAATCGTCCAGTTCGGCGGAGTTAAGAGCGGCACTTCTGGTATTTCCGGCTCCAGCGGCACCAACTCTTACGATGTCCGTTGCGGCATTGATGGCACTGCTTCTCAGGTCTGTGTGCTCACGGTTCGTGGCGCAGACTTCTCCGGCACTGGCAACAACAACGGCGGTGCCTTCGTAGCGAGAGGCGGAAACACTGGCTCCAACGGTTCAGGTGTTGCCGGGAACGCTGACTTCCAAGCTGGACAAGACACAGGAAGCGGCGGAAACAACGGTCACATTCAGATCGACGGCGCTTATGTCAAAGGCGCTACCTACACTACTGGAAACACTCAATGCTTCACTGCTGACAATACCGTTCAGGATTGCGGCACTAGCGCGGTGAACTTCGTAGGTGTGGCTGTAAGCTCCAACGGCAGCTCCGCCATAGTCGCTCTCTCCGGCACTCAAGTCCTCGTCAACTATGACGCAACCGTTAGCCCCTCAGCGGGATGGTTCGCGTGCTCAAGCGCCAGCGTAGCTGGCAAAGCCACTGCCCAATCAGGAGCTTGCTCCGCAGGCAGAACCATTGGAGTCATCGAAAAAGGTGGAACGAATGTTACGAGCGGTAACGTTACTCTGGCTCATTTCTAATGCCCTAGCGTTTGGACAGGGCATTACAGCCACTGGCAACGCCACTGCATCAGGCACACAGACAGTCTTTCAAACACAGGTAGCTTCTGCACCGCCTCCTCTGGCGTTTACGACTGTCTGCCCGTTACCTACTGCCAACCAGAATCAGACCTATGCGACCAACCTGAACGCTACGGGGGGCCTTGCCCCCTATGCATTTAGCATAGCGTCAGGAACACTCCCAACAGGTTTGAGCTTGGCTGCAAGCGGAGCTATCAGCGGTACGCCTAGCGGGACGGGGACATCGGTGGTGAACTATCTCGTCACTGATTCCAGCACTCCAGTTCCCCAAACGGCGCAACTTAATAGCTGCTCGATCACTGTCAGCCCTGCTCCTCCCCCTCCCCTTAGTGTCAATACCTCCCCTCCTCCCCCTGCGGGTTTTACAGGGGTAGCGTATAGCTACACCTTCAGCGCGACAGGTGGAACTCCGCCCTATACCAACTGGGCCATTATCAGCGGCAATCTGCCGAATGGTCTTAGCCTGAATCCAAGTACCGGAGCTGTATCCGGTACGCCAACTACCGCCCAGACTTCCTCGTTCACTGCACAAGTGATGGATTCAATTGGAGCCACGGCCAATGCTCCCTTCAGCATCACCATCAACCAAGTGACTCCATCTGGAGGGACAGCCGACGAGCCACACCTTTGGGCCGACCCTCATGAAGTGGATTCGTCTATCGCAAGCCCCGCTGTCACGCGCTATTGGGGTGCTACTTCCACTGGCTGCCCAACCAACACAGGCAGTGTATGTAACTACGTTGGTGGCAACTTCACTACGTGGCAGAACATAGAAAATGATTATTGCGCAGACCTAGACAGGGACTGGAAGGTTGTAGTTACCCACCAGCTTCTAGTCTCAGGTCATGGCCCTGTTAATCTATGTGCCAAGACAGGAGCCACGCACTTCATCTCCTACATCTCGGATAGCCCCAACCCCTCCAAGGTAACCGTTTGCTCGGGAGGGATTAACGACTCTAACCAAGTTGGTCTAGACCCCGGCTCGCGTAACTACCAATGCGCCAACGGCACATGGCTCTCCCATATGTGGACTGCTGAATGCACAGGCTACTCTGGCAGCAAAGGTTGTGTCATCAGCGCCAATGCAGTAGACGGCAACGGCAAAGGCCCACATCATCATGCGTTCTTTGATGCGGAAATCCGGCCTAACACATCCATCGGCACGGCAATCCAAGTCTTCATGATCGACCAAGGGGCGGCCTTAAACTCTGCTGCCTCAAATGGCGAAGCCGAGCATATGTGGTATTTCCGTAACTACTGGCACGGCACCATTCCCGACAATCCTGTATTTCCAAATCCCGGAACCTACATCAACATCTCAAACTTCATTCGTATGGAATGTAAGTTCTGCGGAATCATGGATAGTTACATGGACCAAATAGGGTGCTCTCAAGGCTGTGAGAGCCACATCATACTATCCGTAAGCGCCCACGGACCCGAGCGCATCGAGCACAACTGGGTCGAAGGTTCCAGTGTCCCTCTCTTCCAAGGAGGCGGGTTGCCCGCCATCGCGGGGACGGTAACCAGTGACGTTGAAATTCGACGTAACAGATTCACGCGCTCCACTACGTGGATTTCAGCCACGCCTTGTTCTACTGGAAACTTCTTGGACGTAAAAGGAATCGTGGAGCTTAAAGAAGGGCAGCGAATCCTTCTTGATGGCAACATCTTCGAGAACAACTGCGGTGGTGGTCAGGAAGGTCAGACCATGACCCTCACGCCGCGTGTCGGTTCTGGTCCGTCAAACTTCGATGGCTACACTGAGCGGCTGGACGACATTCTTGTAAGCAACAGCATCATGCGCCACTCGGCGACATTCGTTCAGACGGATTCTACATCTGGCGGAGTTGGAAATGGCAACGGCGTCGGTAACCCTGGTCGTAGGTGGACGTTCATTGACATCCTAGGCTATGACTTGGGAACGGTTTATGGAACGACCACAGCTTACTTCTTCAAGAACGTCCAGAGCCGCCACAGTTGGACGGGCTGCATAGCTACCCGTAACGCGGCTGGCACGTCGTCAACCATAGACTGCACAGCCAGTCCCAGTACTGCCACGGGGCAACTTCAAACTGACATCCTTCCGGGTGATGCGGTATGGGTCAATACTTGCGCTAGCGGCGGGCCAAATCCAGACCCAAGCCCTACCAGCTTTCAGGTAGGCAATGGTTCTTTGGGTCCGGCCGCAACCAGCGTCACCAACTTAACTGTGACCTATCCCAACCCCGGAGCCGCGAGCAAGACGGCTTCGTGTACCTTGGTGGACCCGCAAGGATTCGTGGATGGTCTTAGCGCACGCCACATCACACTCGTCGCTGTCCCCCAGTCCATTAAAGGCGCAGGAAACTGGACAGCGCCAAGCTACGCGTCGACGGGCAACATATCCTTCAACAAAAACACCACATACCAAGACGACATCTTCGCCGTCAATGGCAGCTACGGTGGATGGGGAGATAGTCTCTCAGCTCCTGGACATGAAGGCACAATCACCGAGAACTACCAAGACACTGCCACTTTAGTTGGCAATCACTTGCTGTTCTCCATGTCTCGCCCGCTGAGTCAGTACACAGAGTACGGCGGTCCCAACTCTGGGGCAAAGCCTCCTGTAACTATCTGGTCCCCTGCTAACATTAGCTGCGCAGGTGCCTCGGCTGACTCCACCTGCTTCGGCTTCACCAACATGCGGAGCGGGGCAGCCTTCAACGTGGCGGACTCCGACTACCACGGGTACGCCCTCCACAGCTCCAGCCTATATAAAGCTGGCGGTTCTCGCCAGGCTTCTGACGGCACTGACATGGGCGCTCGCATTCCTAACATCGACAACGCCCTGACTCGTCCCCAATACGTCTGTACCAACTCCTCGAAATGCACCCAGAACGGTACAGTCCATGGACCTTACGTTTACTAAATGCCTGTAATTCAAGGAAACAGCAGTCCTCTCTATACCACGTCCACGACTGTTCAGAACATTCTGGACGCGGTGTCGCAAGACATTCGTTCGCAGTTGTCCTCGCAGGTTAATACCGGTGGGCAGCCGATTCTGCTTGACTATCTGAATCGTACCCAACTGGAGATGCTGCGGGCGAGCAGGTGGCAGTTCTTGCTCTCTGCTCCACAACGTTTCATTACACAATTGGGAGTAACCGATTATTGGCTTGGTACTCCTGGGCAAGCTCCCCCTGGAGCCTATGACACTCTCCTTAACCTGGCGGATCTTCGTACCATAAAGCCCGGAACGGTTTACGACCGAACGAACAATGTGCCTCTGGGCCGAGTCGATGAGGCTCCCCTAGTAGCAAAGCTGGAGTATCCCGATGCCAGCTTTCGGATGTTCCGCCCTTCCGATTGGCGACAGAGCCCTACAAGTCCACAGGTCCTGAACATCTACCCGGCCCCGGATAACCAGGCAATCTATAAGCCCCAACCCATGCCTGCAATCTGTGGAACCATGGCAGGAGGCGCACTAGGCTCCAGGATCTACTACGTCACTCTGACCTACGTGGACTCGTTAAACAACGAATCTAGCTCTCCACAAGTGAGCAAGATCTTTGTCCCTGCGGGCAGCGTATTGGTGGTCAATCCTCCAAATCCCCCGATTATTCAGGGCACCACTGGAATCCGCTACGACCGTTACAACGTGTACGTAAGCACCAACAACACTCAGTTCCAGCAGCACAAGCAGAACAACTCTCCGATCTCATACCTCCAGGCGTGGGTTGAACCCACCAGTGGTATCACCACGAACGGAGCACTGGTTCCTTCGACCAACAATGTCGAGCCCATTGACGGGTACATCATCGAGTTTCGCTACTTCAAGCAACGCGTTCAACTCAACAGTAATACTGATCCCTCTACCGTCATCCAGATTCCGGATGACTACAAAGATGTGGTGGTATCTGGAGTCAACGCCAGGGCCTATCAGTACCTTCGTCAAGGACAAGAAGCCATGCGCGAGTTCCAACTTTTTCGAGATGGCCTAACCCAAATGGTCCGAGACATGAACCTGCACCCGCGTGGACAGGAATACCTTAAGCCCGACGGGTCCTCGATTGGTGGCACTCTCCCCGCAGTCGAAACTATCGACCTCTCTGTACTGAGTAACTAAACCCCTTTTTAGGTAGGAATGTCGATCTACAAGTCCCCCCTTCGCCCCTTTGATCCCATCATTGTGGACGATCAGCCTGTCCCGATAAGTCGTTACTTCCGTGATGACTTCGCCGGGTCGGGACAGGACAGTTTTACCGATCCCCCTGCTCAAGATCAGAGCATGTGGCAGAAGCTTGTCAACATCATGCCGATTGCGTCTGGGACCATTAAACGACGCTTTGGGTACGCGAGCCTCAGCAATTTTACGTTCGCCTCCGGGGTGGTTCCCCAACATCTCTACACCTACCAGAGAGACATAGACGGCCTGCGGAAGATCCTGGTCTCCACCACACAGCCCGTCCCTGGGAGCCAGTCAGCGCTAGTCGCTCCTTACGACATGCTCTCGTTCATGGTCCTCGATCCCACGCTTCGAGGCAGCTTCCACTACACAGGTGTGAAGCCGCTCAAGACCATGAACATCACGAACGTTCAGGTCCAGAACAACGTCGTGACATTGACGGGAAACAACACTGTAGCTGTAGGCGACTTCCTGTCTGTCTCTGGACTATCGGTGGCGACGTTCCTCAATAGTGCCACAGGTTTGCAGGTTGCCAGTCGAACTCCGACCCAGATCACCTTTAACTTCAATCACGCCAATCTTGCATCAACGCCTGACACTGGCACCGCAATAACCAAGAGCGATCACACCTACTTCCAAATCGACGCCAGTAGATTCTGGTGGATCAAGGGAGATGGCAACAATCCTCCCGGCACGGGAGGCTGGCCCTGGGACATCAACCTGTATGACAGCAACTTCATCTACCTCTCGGTTACAGAGCTTAATTTCTCTAGCCCGAACGATTGCAAGCGCCAAGAGTCGCTCAATCCGTCAATCGGTCTTAAGGGCTTGCCGTTCTGCAAACGATTCTCCACACCTGGAGACTTCGTACTTTCCCCGGAATCGGTTCGAGTTGTCCCTTACAGCAACGGAGTTGCACAGCCTGCTTTCATTCTTGGACACACTCGATGCGAACTGCACGGGCCGTTCCTAAATCAGAACTTCAACTCTCCCGGTAATGGGAATCTTCCTCCCAACCTCACTACTCTCGAAGTTCACTATCGTTGGGGTGGAACCGATCCTTCGCCCGTCTACAACACCCGCGAGATCTATACCTTCGCCTGGGACCCGACCACAAACATTCGATACGGTCTGATTCAATGGCAGACTGCCAATTGGAACGCCACCACTCAACAGTACGATCCTCCGAACGACTGGTCTCTTCACAATAATCTTGTCGCGGGAGTTACGGGCCTGCCTGCCTTCGATCCCCAGGGATTCGGTGGCGGTCCTGTCAGTGGCAATCCTCCTGCCTTCGTTGACACTACTTCCGGGGGCAGCAACATCATTGCCCTCAATGAGGACGGTTCGATCTATGCCAGTGGCGTTTCTTCCGCTACCGTCCCGCTACCTTCGGACTCTCCCCGTGTAGTTGTCTCCCGGAACTCCGCCTACATCTACGGCACCCAAGGTAGCAACACCAAATGGGACGGGAACGTTGATCCCAACGGAAACGCTACCGACGTTACCAAATGGGGCATAGACGTAAACAACGTCGGCAATAGCAGCTTCGGACCTAATCTCCCCACCACCTTCCACGACTTCGGGGACAAGGGAATCCCCTGGAGCAATCCCAACAACATCCTCCTAGACGATGGACAGGTTGCTACTGTCACCCAGATTGCACCCGGCGTAGCAAACGCTCTAGGCGCTGGCACGTTCAACATGAACGCCGCTGGCAACATCCTCGGTCTCAAGGTGGACGTTAAAGCCGCCATCAGCTTCAATAGCTCAGGCATTACTTTCGTCCGACCTACAGCTTTCGTAGGCACCAGCAACCAGAACGTTTCTCCTTTCGCCAACCCGCAGAACGCAATTGATGGCCTGGCCAGCACCAGCTCTACAGGTTCCGGACACTACATCAAGGTCCCCGATCCCGGCACCCATCAACTTACAGTAGAAGAAGTTCTTGCAGTAGAGACTTGGAAAAGCTTCCCCGCTTACACCGGGCCCGCTGCATCTGCAATCAACCTGAAGATAACCTGGTCTTCGAACTTCACCACTGGTGGCAACACACAATTACGCTTGAGTGTAGATGGCGTGAACTTCACCACTATCGCCAGTTCTAGCTCTAGTGCCCCCCAAGGGCTGACTACTCTAGTCTTCCCCCTGGCCGTCAATCAAGACCTGACTAAGCTTCAGATCATAGGGCAGGCTGCTGTAGACGGTACAAGCAGCACAGGCTTGGCTTCGTTGACGATTGTGGATATCTGGGTGGAAGTCACTGGCCCGCAGACCAACGTTCCACCTAACACCAACCTGGTCATTACCCTGCTCAAGGGCGGTCAGATCTACGGACAAGCCAAGTCACTGGCCCTCACCAGCGGCACACTCTCCACCTTAACTTATGGTGGAACCACCGATCTTTGGGGCGGGGTGTGGAGTGCAGCGGACATTAACGATCCCAACTTCGGAGTCCTGATTACCGATCAGAACAACGCAGTCGGGGTGACCACCATCTCGATTGATTCTGTAAAGGTCACGGCCTATACCTCGGGCGCAGGAGTAACCCTCTCCAACTTGAGCAACGCAGGAAACGTGGTGCTCACGGTAGGCAGGGTCTACTATGTGGCGTTCAAGAACAGTTTGACCGGGCACATCAGCGATCTCTCTTTCCCGAGTGCCTCCACTGGTCCCTTAACCAATAAGGCAATCACTCTGGGGCTCCCCGTTAATCTTGATCCTCAAGTCACCTCCAAGGTGATCCTTGCCACCGCAGACGGTGGAGATCCTTCGGTCTTGTTCCTAGTGGCAGAGGTTCCCAACTCCACTACCTCTTTCGTGGATAACACTGTGGAGACTTCGCTGGTCGTTAACCAGCAATATCTCTTCACCGATGAGTTCGGAAACGAATTCGGGATCTCGCAAAACGATCCTCCTCCCCAGGGCACTCTGGCCATCAAGCACAAGGGCCGCATCTGGATGGCAGTTGGACAAAACTTATTCTTCTCCAAGAGTATCACCGAGCTGACGCTTCCCAATGGCTTCATCGCCGGGAAATATGAGGAGTCCTGGCCCCAGGATAATTACTTCGATATCTCAGCGGGCGCTGAAACCATTCGCGGCTTGCTCTCTGATGGTTCCCAATTGTATATCGGCACCGAGCGTCACATCCGTATTCTCTTCGGAGACAATCCGGACAACTTCCAAGAACCCGAAGTGGTACATCAAGAAGTCGGAATCCTCAATCAAGATGTATGGCAAACCGTCTTCATTGAAGGCGCACCTGCGGGTGCTATGTGGATCACTCCTGACTTCCGAGTAGTGGGTAGCGACTTCAACCAGTATCAAGACGTGGGCCACCCCATTCAGGACATCCTGAACTCCATCAACCCCGCAGCCGCTCAGACCGCGCACGCGATGTTTGTATCGGATGGCGAGTTCGATCTCTATATCTTGGCCGTCCCCACTGGCACGAATACCTATTGCGACACCCATCTGATCTATGACATGCGTTCGCGCAAGTGGTTCCCCTGGTACCCGAGTACCCAGAGCACTTCCATGCTCTACAACGTCTCGGCTTCAGGCCAGCCTATGTGGTTGTTCACTGACCTTCAACATTTGCTGGAGTACAGCAGGGATTCCGTAGACGACAGCGGTACAGTCTTCCCCGCATCTGCGCAGACTTCTTGGCTCCACATGAGCAGTCCCACGCAGCGGAAGATCCTCAATGAACTTGATATCATCGGCGACCCGGCCCTGACGGTTACAGTCGAGGGTGCTTCTACTCAGGCGGAGTTCCGCGTTCCCAAACTGTGTGCCCTGCAAGAGTCCCTTATTGTGGATGCTCTGGGACACTACAAACTTCTCCTGGCTGCGGCCAACACCAACTCCCGCTACTATCGCTTTACCTTTATCTCGGGTGGGCAACAGAACATCCTCGATAGCTACAGTGTACTCAACATCTCAGTCCATAGCTTGTAATGCGCGTCACTGATCCAAAAGACCCCACCATACTCAATAAAGAACTGGGCAACAAGGTGGATGCCCTTCGCAAAGAGTTCAACTCCTTGCGGGACATTGTTCATCAAGTGCGGCATCAGGTGGTGCTCAGCAACTTAGATAAGGCCAAGACTCTGGCCACCAACAACTGTGTCTTCACCTGGACGGGCGCAAGTAACCATCTCTCTTGGAACAACTCGGCAGTCGTGGACGTGGTGAACACCACCTACCCCATCTACGCAGGCACGCTGACCTTGAGCCCTAGCACCTTCTACTGGATGGTCTGGAACAAAGAGCACAAGGTCATGACCGCTCTAGCAGACATCCGAACACTGTTCTCTGGGAACTCGGGACAGGCCCTCTCTGGTTCCCACGCAAGCGACAACAACATAATCATCTGTCAGATCTTCACTGGCACCGGAGGACAAACCGGGATTGCTGGTGGAGGTGGCAGTACAGGTGGAAGTGATCTCATCGGAGCGAGGTATAAAAATTTCTAAATGCTCCACGTCTCTATCAATTGGCAAGTCTTCTACTACTTCCTGGGCGCATTGTCGCTCATGGTAGCGGGAGCCTATGCCGGAATCAAACTCGGAGTCCACGTTGTTTCCTTCTTCGTGAGGATGGATACGAAGCTTGATGCTGTCGATGTGAAGGTTGACACCATCATGACCAACCACCTTCCGCACATTTATGAGCGTTTAGGAGAGAGGTTTGAAGTTACCAAAGATTCGATTAGCTACTCCCGAGGAAATCGTCTCGATAGAAAAGACGAGCGATCTGACCCCTAGAAGTCAGGTATGGGAGTGTGGGGGCATCCTGGGAGTCACCCGGCTGGCAGCCGAGATTGATCCGGTTTACTACGGGGCAGCAACGGACACTCGCAAATACTTCTTCATCTGGGGCCTGGAAAACATCCTTCGGGGGAATGGCCTCACTGAGTACTACTTCAATGTCCCCGTCTCGGACAAGAAATATCTAGAGATCGTGGAGCACTTCGGCGCGGTAAAGACCTCCCGCGAACCGGAATTCCGCTTCAAGAAACAACTGTAATGTCAACCAAGACTACTACCACTTCACAGAACCAGAGCAATCTTCAGTACGACCCGAAGTCCCTGGGGACTTACCAGAACCTTACGGGCTCTGCGGGCAAGGTCCTGTCGGGTTACATGAACAACCCGTTCGGGAATCCGTTCTTCAACCTGGGAGCGCAGTTCGCCCAGAAGGGCGCGTCTCAACAGGGGCAGAACAACATCAATGCCATGACCCAGAACATGCTGACCAGTGGCTTGGGTGGGCAAGCAGGCGCGGGCTTCAAGATGGCGCAGCTCGGCAAGATTGGGAGATCGAATGCTTCCATGATGAGCCAGGCCAACCTGGGCAACGTGATGCAGGCTCTGCAACGTCAACTTGGAGCAGCGGGCACGGGTCTGGCGTTCCAACCATTGATGACCGGAACCAGCAGCACGGGACAGGAAACTCAAACTAAGAGCGGCTTGGGGACCTGGTTACCACAGCTCCTGAGCACCGGCATCGGCGCGGCCATGGCTCCCTTCACAGGTGGCGCAAGTATGCTTGGCCCCACGATGGGTGGCAGCATGGGCGGTGGAATGGCAAGTGCTATGGCACAAGGCGCACCTTCCCCCTTCAATCTCCCCGGCAACTCTTTCTCGATGCCTAATATCTGGGCGGGCAGTTCGCCTTCCATCCCGAGCTTCAACCCGTTCACGTTTAGCGGAATCGGATCATAATGGGTATCTACGATTCACTACTGGGTAGTTCCTTTTTAATGGGACCCAACCAAGCGATGAGCATGAGTCGCCAACTTGGTGGACTGCGTGCTATGCAGATGATGCAGAGAGAGTCGCGCTATGCCGATCCTCGCCCCATGAGAAGCATGGGCGGGAGAACGCAAGCGTTCAATCCCTTTGGTGCGGTGGCTCCCGACCAGCCTGACTATTCTCAGTTCACCTTTAACCAGGACGCCCACAACATGGCGGGCAAGATGCTGGAGCCTTATGGCCTGCATCCCCTAGAGCCAAGCCAGGTAAATCCTTTTGCCCTCTTCCCTAATCGTGGGTTCTTCGGACGCCACCCAGGGATTACCAACGCTCTAGAAGGCGGGATCTTCGGTGCAGCCTCTGCACAAGGCGCAGACACCTGGGGAGAAGGCATCTCCAATATCGCTCGATCTATGATCGAAGGCCCGCAGATGCGGCACCAGATGCTGGAGCGCCAGTTTGCTCAACCCTTCGAGGCTGCCGCTGCCATGGAGAAACTCCACGGCCTGGGCCTGGAGAACCAACTCCACGAAGCTCAGATCCAAGAGGCTCGGGCGCGGGCGGAGAAACTCGGACAAGATCCCTGGCCGAAGTATGGAGAGCGTTTCAACACGGACGATGGCTCGGTGTATGTGGTAGATCAGAACACAGGTATGCCTAAGCAGGTAATGCCTCCGGGTTCCGTCTCTAAGCCTGACAAGGCTCCCACCGGAGTCCTGGGGATGTACGAGCCCTTCAAAGCGGATTATCTGAGGCGCAATCCCAAAGCCAACGAGGAGCAAATTCAAACCGCTTTCGCCAAGAGTCGCAGAGCCGGGAGTGCCGGACGCGCAGGCAAGAGTGTGATGGCAGTAGTTAATGGGAAGCTCCAGGAAATTAAACCTGGCGACCCCTGGCCTTCAGGCGCAACCTCCCCAAGCGTAGCCGAAGGCACCAAGGCAACTTACACCCAATCTCAATGGGACAAAGCCCACCGAGATGTCTTCATGGGCGCGGGAACCAAAGCCCGCTTCTGGCTGGACAAGAAACTCAAGAGCGGAGAATCTGTTGACTTCTCGAACGAGAAGCAGAAGCAGCAGTGGTTCCAAGAGAACTACGGCGACCGCCCACAGCCATTTCCTAATCTGCCGCAACCTTTTGGTGGCGTGCAGGTGCTGCCCTCTAGCGTGGTCAACACGCCCAACGACATCCCCGATAATCCTTACGAATAGTGCCACAGAATCCTGACATCAGATCGGTCCTCGATCCTCTTCAGGTGGATAAGAGTCTCAAGAAAACCGCTTGGGACTCCTACTACGGAGCGAACAGCCCCGATGAATTCCGCCAGAAGTTCGACTCCCTCGCTATCCCAAAGGAAGCTAAAAAGCAACTTTGGGATATGAAGTTTGGAGGGAAACCGAAAGTAAACTTCCCGATCCCACAGCCCTTTGAAACTGGGCCACAGCTTCCGGAGAAACCGGAGCAGCCTGGAATTGTCTCCCAGGTCCTAAGTGCGGCCTCGAATATCCCCTTGCTGTCTGACTTGGGGATACCTTCGAGTCGTGGACCGATGCCTGTCAAGGGTGCAGGTGTAGCCGATGTGACTGGAGCCCGAGGTTATCCCGAGATGTATCAGGGAGCCAAGGAGTTCTATAACGCGGACCAATACGCAGATAAACGTCGCGCACAATACCAGGGAGCAGCTCGTACCATTGGTGGCGCGATGGAAGCGGCCAAGCCACTGATGTATCTCTCCGCAGCGGAAGCCCCCATCGACTTCGCCGCAGGTCTTGCATTGAGTCAAGCAGGAAGTTATGGGGCAGAACATATCTCCCGAAACTACTTCAAGGCTTCCCCTGAAGCGCAGCAGCTCTGGGGACAGCTAGGCGGATTCCTGCCCATGGCAGGAGGCATGGCACGGGGATCTATCCGTGGCTACAAAGAGCTTCGTTCCAATTTGGTTTCGAAACTAGCCGATGACATGTTGAAGCAAGGAGCTACGCCAGAGATGGCACAGCAAGCTGCTGAACATGCGGTGCAGATGTATGAAGCCACCGGGGACGCGCAACGCATTGGGGCGGAGAACGCTGAACCTCCGAGTGCTACAAAGGTTGCCAAGATCCAAGGAAGGAAGATCGCAGGTGGAGTGGTTGGAGCCGCACAGCACGCAGCTCCCCTGCCTGAAGAACAAAAGGCAACTCCTATTCCGGAGTTCCAGCAAGCCCCGGTCCCGACGGACAAGATCGCAACTCCCACGGAGACGTTCGCCCAACCGGAGACACCTAAGACAACTCCCGCCCGTGAGATACTGTCGAGTAGTCCATCTTCTGAGTCTGCCTTTATGGAGCCTCCGAAAGTGGAGGCTGCTCAGCCGACCGACGTGCGATCTGAGACTCGCCATAACATAACTACCGACGCTGTAACTGGAGAGCAGAAGGTTGCCCGCAAGGAACTTCCTCCTGCCCAGGAGCGGGCGCAGCAGTACGTCAACGACTATCAGAACTTCGACAAGGAGCAGCAACAGTTAGAGCGCTCCCTCAAGAACGGCAGACTAAAGAATGCCGACGCCACGCGCCAGCGAGTCGAACTCCTCAAGCAACTCAAGGACAAAGCCTGGAGGAACTATGTCCAGTACGCAGACAGGGGAGATGTAGTAGATACCCTGAAGGGCCTGGCCCCTCAGCTCAAGTCTCTTGCCGATCAAAGCTCTCTCCTCCAGAGCATCGGCAAGCATCTCGCCGACGGCAGCTACACCCTCTACAAAGCAACTGCGGACAAGTCCAACAAGACTTATGTTCCGGATGACCTGATTCAGTCTGCCCTGGGCACAGGCCGCACGAACGTAGTGCCTCCCGTCCCTAAGGACTTCGTTGACTCCTTACCCGAAGGCTCCTACAAAGAACAGCTCAAAGCTCTCAATCCTCGCAGCCAGGAAATCCGTCAAGCCTGGGTATCGAAGTATCTTCTCCAGACCTCCGGAGAAGTCCGCAACCAATACGAGGCGCTTAATGACCGCTTCAACGTCGCACTCAAAGTAAAAGGCGTGCGACCGGAGGAGTGGCTGCCCCTCACTGCCGAGAGCAAACCCGAACCCAAAGGCCTCCCCGCTTATCGCCCGGAGACTCCTGCCCCCGCTGTCAACAAGCCTTCTGCCTCGGCTACCGAGCGCAACTCGATCATCGAGTACTACCAGAAGCAACTGGCTGCCGCTAAGACCGACAAGGATCGGCAGATGTGGCAGAAGTCAATCGAGAAAGAGCAGAAGAAACTCGGGAAAGTCCCTCCCACAGAGGTCCCCAAGACCGAACCTCCCCTACCTAAAAAGGGGTTCAGCGAACAGGAGTTGCCTGATGAGATGCGCTCCTTCCTCTCTGCCAATGCCACCATGGGCATGAGAGCGGACGGAGACATAGGCGCACTCCGTCAACTTGCACAGTTCGGCGACCCCAAAGTTTCTAAACGCGCCCGCCTCTATCTCAAGGCCCTAGGTCATGAAGTCCCCAAAGTTTCCAAAGCCAGCAAAGTGGAAAGTGCCCCATCAACCTCCGAGGGCACCCCTGCTGAAAAGTCTCTCGAAGCCGCCCAGAGCGCCCAGGCCGCAGGAAAACCCCTTTCGCCTCTCTCGCGGAAAGAAGTTCTAGATGTAGTTGACAAAGAAATAGCTAAAGCAGGTTTCGACAAAGCCATCGTCAAAGACATTCGCAAGCTGGTGCTCGACACCTACGCCCGTGAAGTGGCGGCAGGTAACGAGAACGCCCTTGAAGATGTCAAGGGGGTGATCCAATCTTTTGCGAACCAGAAGGGGGTATTCTCCTTCCGTCGCATACCGGGTACGCCGCAAGGCCCGTCCGTTTTCAGCAGACTCGCTGACACTCTAGACCGAACTCTCAACAAATCTGAACAACGCCAGCTCGCAGAGAACGTTCTCCGTGAAGGCACAGGCTCGCTCGCCAGGGACAGAGAAAAGGTTTTCCATCGCCTGGAGGATCACCTTGACCGCCACGACGGGGACAATGTAATGGAGTTCCGCGAGTTCATGGACGCCGGTGAAGGCAAGCCAGGGGCACGCTTCCTCAATCCCCAAGACCAAGCCATCGCCAACGACCTGCACCAGATGTTCCAAGAACGTTGGGCAAAGCTCCAGCAGATGGGCATTGTTGATCCCACCAACGCGGGAATCCAAAACTATCTCAAGCACCTTTGGGAGCGCCCCAACCGCGCCATCGACAGGAACCTCCTGTTCGGTAAGCGCCCGATTGCAGGCCCAGGAACCTTTCTCAAAGAACGCTTCTACGACTACATGTCAGACGGTCTCGACGCAGGACTAAAGCCTGTCACCTACAACCCCATCAAGATGCAGCTCATGGGGATGTTCGAGATCGACCGCTTCATCCGTGCACATGAGATGAAGGACGACCTTATGGCCTCCCGCACCTCGACAGGTGCCAGGTTGATGAAGTGGTATAAGCTCGGGGAGTCAAAGCCTCCGGGCTGGCAGAAGATTGATGACCGCCTATTTCAACCGAAGTTCATGACCAAGAGCGGCCTCACCGAGGCTGGAGCATACTGGGCGCATCCTGACGTAGCCAAGGTCTTCAATAACTACCTCTCCACCGGATTGCAAAACGAAGCCTGGTATCGAGGGGCCCGACACTTTGGCAACTTCCTCAACCGGATGCAGCTCTCGACTTCTGCCTTCCACGCCACCTTCGAAGTCCTGAACTCAACGATCTCTGAAGTGGCTCTGGGTTTCCAGAAAGCATTTAACAACCGCGACTTCGGTGCCGCAGCCAAACATATCTTCCGTTCTCCTGTGGCTGCCGCTCATTACTGGAAGCTCGGCAAGATGATCGAAGCTGAATACCTGACACCTTCGAACAATCTCCAATTGGCTTCTCTCGCTAAGTCCCTGGAGATCGCAGGCGGCAGGATTGGCCTCGACCCGCTCTACACTAACAACGCAGTCGAAGCTTTCCATCGTGCAGTGACCGACCGTTCTCTAAAAGCCCTGCCCCGTGCAGTAGATGCATTGGTGGAGAAATCTTCTAACTGGCTCATGAAGAACATGGTCCCCCGAATCAAGATTGGGATGTTTGCGGAGATGGCCGACCATCGCCTCAACGAACTCATGAACGCCGGAGCCTCCCGCGAAACCATCTCGACTGAACTTGGAAAGCTCTGGGACTCTGTGGACAACCGCGCCGGACAGCTTGTCTATGACAACCTCTTCTGGAGCAAAACGCGCAAAGACCTGGGCTTCTTAGTTATGCGTTCTCAAGGTTGGAACCTTGGTACGTTACGAGAACTCGGGGGAGGAATGGTCGATCTCGGCAAGATGTTCGGAGGGAACACCCGCTTGACCGAACGCACAGCCTACATCATGGCGATGACTGCAACCATGGGATCTCTGGGTGCGATCTACCACTACATGGAAACAGGTCAAGCACCCCGGAAGCCCGCAGACTATTTCTTCCCTGGCAAAGAGGGCCAGAAGAAATCCTTCCCCTCTTATATCCGTGACGTAGGTGCGCTGCTGCACGCCTTGAGTAGCCCCAACAAGCTTCAGGGTGTAGGCACGATTGCTGCCCACAAACTCAACCCAGAGTGGCAGCTCCTCTACGACCTCTACACTAACCACGACTTCTACGACACACAGATCTATGACCCCGGAGATCCGGCTACCCGTCAAGTCTGGGATGTCGCAAAGTACATCGGGAAGCAGGCAACTCCTATCTCTATCCAATCTGCCATGGAACGGCACCGTACAGGTGAATCGTGGGGTAGCTCGGTGGGTGGCTCCCTCATGGGTATCACTCCCGCGCCCAAGTACATCGGTCAATCCCCTGCGGAAGAGATGGCCTTCGAACTTGCCAAGCGCAAGATGGAATCCGGCCCACACTCCAAAGACGAGTTCGCCCGTGAGCAGGCTTTCCAGGAAGTACGCCGCACTCTCGCACAGCACGGCAAGCTCGACTTCAACCGTGTTCGCCAGCTTGTAGCCGATGGCAAGGTCACCGCAGAACAGGTAGACCGTATCTACGATGAGCAAGGCATGGGTGCCTTGGAGCGCCACGTCGCCAGATTAGACAACCTCAAAGACATGTTCACTATCTGGGATCTGGCCGACCCCAACGAAAAAGTCCAACTCCGCTCTCGTATTCTGGATGTTTACGATAACGATATCGGTCGCCTGTCTCAGGACCAGCGTGAGTACTACACTCGCAGAATTCGCAGTGAAGTGCTACACTAGAAATAAGATCTGGTGTTTTCAGATCTAATAAGACGAATAACGCAAAGAGGGGTTCTCCGGAACCCCTTTTTAGGTAGGTATGAATCTTCGATTTTGGGCAGGCAAATATGAAGCCTCCCTCGCCACGACAGTACGCAGAGACACCCGCGAACGCTACGGCATAGCCCTCAACCACATCCTGGAATACCTTGGCCCCCTCCATCCCAAGGATGTCTTCAAGATCGACGCCAAGAACTACATGGCCCACCGGCTCTCTAAGGGCCTAGCTCCCAACACGGTTCGCCAGGAGATCTTGGTAGGCTGTGCTTTCTACAACTGGCTCATCGAAAACGAAGTCGTAGAGTACGGCCACAATCCGTTCTCCCGTGTCAAGAAGCCTCGCGCCCCTGAACCACTACGTCGGGCACTCTCTAAAGACACTCTCGCCAAACTGTGGGCTGCTGCGGAGAAGAAAAGTGATCTGGTGATGTTGTCTGTGGCATTGCTTACTCCCCTTAACGCCAAGACAATTGCCATGCTGCAAAAGAGCAACTTCGATTTCGAGCGCAAGCAACTGGTGTGCGAGAGGAGCAAGACAGGTGTGGCCCTGATTCTTCCTGTGGCCGATGAACTCCTGGAGCTGGTAGCTTCTCTCCCCGAGGGTCCCCTCTTCCCCAAGGTAATCCTTGACCGCAGGCCCGGCTCTGTGCTCTCCCGCCGCTTTGCGGTCCTAGCAAAAAAAGCCCTGGGGTTTAACCCAGGGCTACATGCGCTGCGCCATACCTTTGCAACCGACGCACTTCAAAGCGGAGTTGACATCCGGACCGTTCAAGCACTACTCGGCCATAAGTCAATAATGACGACCGCTCGTTATCTTGCGCCAGCGGACACTGAATCGGTCAGAGGGTTCTTGGAGACTAGGTTGCTGAAGCTTCAATCACCTTTGTCTCCGCCTCCTGAATCCCCGTAGCTTCTTCGATCTGTTCTGCACAAAACCTTAACGACTGTATTTGTGCAACCAGTTCCATTCGCTTCAGGGGATCTTGTTCTCTAGCCAATACCGCATCCAGCTCGTTCGCCCGACGACGCCAATCGTTCCGTAGTCTTAGAGCGTCGAAAAAGCTTAGAGTCATACGTACTGATAGTAGCACGCTTAGGAGGCCCTAACCAAGCGCCATAATATGCCAACAGATCAAGGGCACCTGATAGGGTCGCACAGCCAGCACCGAAGCGTAACCATCCCCTAGACGCTACGGTGAATATCGCTGCTCCTAGAGTGAACAGCACACACGACAACAGGGAACATAGGAGAAGCTCTCTTCCCCTCATTTCGGTCCTTTTGTTACCTTTGTTTTGTTTAAGCAGTCCGGGAGGGACTGTACAGTAGATACTGTACTTATTGCGCAGAAGCAAGTAAAATTATTGTACGTTACGAATTCAGAACAAGCCCCGAAAGGGGCTTTTTATTTGGGCACAACTGGGCACAAAACCTGGACTATTTTGTGCCCTTTTTCTTTGTGGCAGAACGCTAACCCACATGGAATCAACAGGGCTTATGTTATATATTTGGGTACCGCGCCCTGCCACAGGGACATTCAAACTATACACCTGCAACAACTTCTGCCTCAACCGTGGGCACAAGTGGGCACAAAATCGTGCCCATCTGATCCGCTACTTCCCGGTCTTTCTCCCGAATAGCGTGCGCATAAACCCGAAGCGTGAGGCTTGGATCGGCGTGGCCGAGCCTGGTTGCCGCCGTTCGGATATCGACTCCTCGGGAAACAAGGAGAGTTGCGTTGGCGTGCCGGAAGGCATGAAGGCCCCCTGGCTCAATCCCGAGTCGTTCGAGGAGGGGTTGGAGCTTTTGGAATACGATGTCATGGCCATCAAGAGGGGTGCCGTTGCGGGTGCTAAACACGAATCGCAAAGGGTCTCCCCCTCCAGCACAATGACGTTCAAGGGCATCAGCCAGAGCTTTGGATACCGCGAGCGTTCGTAGTGCGCTCGTCGATTTCGGGGTCTGTACTCGACCCTTCCATACACTCTGCCGCACTTGCACTGTATGGTGTCGGGTGTCAACATCACACACCCTGAGTCCAGTGATTTCACCTGCACGTAGTCCTGTTTCAGCAGCCAGCCAATAGATAGTCCTATATGGTTCTTCGGCTGCGGCGATTATTCTTTGGATCTCCTCCAGGGAGAAGCACCGTCTCTTGGGTGGCTTCTTCCTTGGGAGCACAATGCCATCACAGGCGTTGTGAGTTACAGTTCCCCAAGATTTGGCGGTCTTCCATATGAGTCTGAAGGTGCCGATGATATTCCTGACGGTCTTGGGATTTAAGGTGAGGCCCGCGATGAATCTTTGAAGATGCACGGGTGCAATATCCCCCATGTCCATCTCCCCAAAATACGGAATAAGATACCTGTTTATGTGGTTCTTCTCCATGCTCTGAGTGGACAACTTGTGGGAGGGCATCACGGTGTCTCGCCAGTTGGTGGCAAATTCCCCAAAAGACACCTTGACCCTCGGACGATAATCCAGGGCATTTACTTCACCCAGGAGTCGGTCGAGGGCCCGTTGAGCTAAACGTTTAGTAGGGAGTTCCTGTAGAGTCCCCAATACCTTCGACTTGTGAACTCTCACAATCGCAGAAGTTGAGGCGCTTGCCACAGCTCCAGCAGAAGTCGTAGGTTCCCCATACGAAGGCTTGACATCCTCCCTCCACCTGGCGACCCACACCTTCTTCTTGTTTCCCCTGAGAAACAACCTTCCTTTCTGATACCTTCTCCGAGCCATTTTCTCCTGGCCCGTTGATTCCGGTACCATCATACAAGACACCTGTTGCTCTGTCATCTAGCTCCGGATGTGATACGCTATACTCCAATAGACTAAGGAGGCCCCAACACGCATGAGAAAGATGTGGCAATCCAGACTCTTCATCCAGTTCTTCTCCGGACCACCACTTCCAGAGGTGCCGCATGACTGCCGCGAATATGCGACTCCATTTCAAACCCTTGCGCCAGTTATTGTCCTCATACTTCCCTGCGCCGAACGTGTACACTCGGCCTAGTTCCCACAACGGATAGGCTGGTATGAGGTCCAGCCTATTCTTCCCTCCATCGTCCTTCGCGCCTTCCTTAAGCTTACTTGTTTGCTGCAATTTCTCTTGCGAACTCATCAAAACTCTTAACCCTTTTAATGTCCTTGTGGGTGTAGCCCTGATTGTGTGAATGATTCCGAAGAAAGACTCGGCAAGCAGGGTTGTATCTCTTGACTGCCTCGCAATTGTGGGGACGGTCATCGAGAAAGTAATCCAGTTCCAACGCCAAACCTAAAGGCCCCTTGTTGGGCGTGACCAAGACAGTCGGATTAGGAAGCCCGAACTTTTCCTGTAACCACTTGAAGGTTTGCAGCTCTACAGGTTCCCCTTTGGTGGGGAACCGGGATGTAATGAAGTAGGTTCGATTGAGCTGAATGAACCACTTGTCCAGCAGAGTCACACCACCCTCTTTGTTGAGGGTCGTGTGGAAGTTATTGATATTCCGGATGCGCCTCCAGACAGCAGCGATCTCTGCCTCGCTGAGTCCGTAGTTGCTCCAGTTCCAATCGACAGGCATGGTGCCTTCGACCGGGAGGCCAAAGAGATCCCGCGCCTCTCTGGTAAATGTGGAGATGAAATCTGCTAGGACATCATCCACATCCACCCCGACGCGGGGGCGAGTGTCAGTCATATATTCCTAGTCGGAATAGACAGTAATCCACCACTGCCCAGTACACAAAAGAAGGAACAACCCCTCCTTCGGATACTGCAATGACCCAATAGATTGCCGCTACTACACCTATGAGTACATAGACGATTTTTTCAAGTAAATTCATGGGGCGGCTTTCGTTTCCCTTCCCCACTTCCCACAATCCAGACAATGGAACCTGCGGTAGCGGTTATGCAACGTCACCACATGCCCTCGATACTCCACTCCCCCTCCACAAGTGGAGCACTTGGCCCGGTCTTTAACTACCCTGGGATGAGCTGTGTCATAAGGCTGGAGCCTCAGATAAACTTGCTCCAACGTCTGCACGTCTTGGGCACAATACTTCGCCATGTCATGAATGGCTTCCTTGTCTCCCGCCAGAGCCCTCAGCCACCAGCCCGGCCACTCACTGGGACAATCCTTGTGGTACTTCTTTTCATGGCACCCGAGAATGTCCGCAAGATGAACCAACCTGTTGCTGGAGAACTTGAAGGTCTTGTAGGCGATATACCAGGTATCGCGCTGCTTGGCTGGCGGAGGAGGCGTCAGTCCGTTGATAAGGCAACGACCAGCCAGGAATGGCTTGTCAAATCTGTCGCCATAATGCGCAACCAGAACGTCTGCCTCCTCCATAATTTGGAGGGCTGCTTCAAGCAGCCCTTTGTCACTAATCCCTTTCTTGGGATTGAACCAATCGGGAAATTCATCCACTGTGAGGACGTGGGCTTTCTTTTCCCCGAGCCACTTGTAACCGAAGCACACAATAGTGCTCAGGTCTGCATTGAGAGAATTGACACCTGCGGTTTCCAGGTCCCAAATGAGTATTTTCTGCATTAACGAGGTCTAAAGTGGACAATCAAATACAGCCCAAGGAGCTGTATGCACACCGATACCACTGCACAGATTGTCCGGATTCTTTCCACTACTGAGTCAGTTCCACTTTTCCCGAGAACATGGTGTTCATTGCCTCCTCTGCCATTTGAAAGAGCAGGTGAACCGTGTCGGGTGCGTCGAAGGGGCCTGAGGCTAAGACGCTGGCTTGATAGGCTTTGTTGTCACCTTTGAGGGTGACGGTATAGGTAATCTCGTATGACCCGCCCTTGCCAGACTTCACATCCACAATCAGGCGGTCAGCATCGAACGCGGTGACACTACTTGCTTGTACGTTTGTATTTTCCATCTATAACTGCTACGTCCTTTGACTGCAATAAACTGAACAACAACTTGTCCGTATCTTGACTGGAGCAGTAGTTCCTCATCGCCCGCTTGATTGCGGTATCTGAGAGCATGTCGTCCCCAATCACTTCCAACACCTTGGCTAACATCTTCCCCTGTGGGCTCATCGGCACCACAACCTCCCCGAGTTTCTTTTGAGAGTACTCATAGAGCGCGATTGCGTTCTTCACATCCTCAGCCGTGATGTGATAACGATTACAGGAGAGGGCGAGCAGGAGCGACAGACGGAGGACATGTGCCCCCGCTCGCGCAGCGAAGGGAGATAGCACCCCCAGATCGGGCATGAACATCTGATACCAAAGCCCGTAGGTGTCACTCGCTTCGTAGTCTAGGAAGTCCACTCTCCCTGCCGAAACATCGGTCAGGCCCTTAAAGGCGTCCATCAAGTCCGCTCGCTCCCGGAGGAGTTGCGCCCTCTGGGTCTTACTCATCACCCTGGAGGGGTCAGGAACTCTTTGGCGCTTGTGATCTTCCTTCACAATAAAGAATCGTGGCAGGAATCCGCCTGCGGCAGCGGTGGACGGCAACTGATCTTGGAGCCACTCTTTGGTACTGCCGCCTATGATGGTCACGGAAGGTTCTTCTACAGTCTGGATACTTCCGGCCTTGGTGCGGATACTGGTAGGAGCGTAATCAAGAAGGTCAGTAATATAAGGGATCATCCCTTCCTGATAACGCTCCTTGGAGAAGAAGTTGGCCAACTCAGAAGCCACCACAATGGCATGTCCCCCACATGCAATCAGATCTTCGTGGAGCTTCTCTTTGGTTGCCTTCCCTGAAATAACTTCGGGCTTGCGGTGGGAGGGAAGTTCACCGATAAGCTGCAACCCAATGTCCCGGATTGCGGTGGACTTCCCAATCCCACTAGGCCCAATCAGCAGCAAGTTCATCATCGGAAATACACGATGCACGTCCTGGTCGAAGTAGCACTTCCTGCCAATGGCTGCTCCGAACATGGACATTGCGCTGAATAGCAAGTAGCTGGTGGGGGGTTCCGCCAGGGGATAGCAAGCTAGATACTTTCTAAACCAGCTATCTTTTGGCAGATTTTTTAGCACTGAGTCTTTGCTGTTGGGCTCGACATACCTCATCGAGCCACTTGCCCCACCCGATTTCTCTGATACGATCACGGTCAGACTTATTCAATCCCAGGAGTTGCAGCTCGTCTGGATACTTTGTCAAGCAGGTCCTCCGCCTCTTTGAAGTTCCGGAGCCTTTTGGCTTCCGGCGTTTCGAGTTCTTCGACATAAAAATCATCCAGTACATGCTGGATTCCACTCTTGCCCATGACCGGACGACGCACACGGGCCATCAGCCGGGTGTCAACGTTCATAATCTCCAAGATGAACACGGGTTCATCGGTGGTCTTAACATGTGCGACTTCGTTCACTTTAATCATCGAGATATTAGATGGATCACGCTGCGACTTTATTTCCCATGAACCCCTTTTTAGGTAGGCTTTAGAAGATCGCCATGGCCGGATGGAACAATTCCCTCCGTAGCGATAAAATCTTGCTTTCAAACCTTTCTCCATGCTTAAGCCCTGGATAGACGACATGCACCATTTCGTGCAGAAACTCTCGCACAGTAAATTTGAAGGAAGTATTGCACTCAGAATCAAACCTCATATGAGTCCGACGCTCCCCGTGCTTGATATACACGCACACATCTGCAATTGCGCCAAGATTATCTTTGTATTCAAACCGCACCTTTGCCGGGATCTCCGGATGCAATTCTTTTAACAAACGATAGTATTTATGCAGCTTTCTGTACGCTTCCCTTTTCGCCATGTAGCGCGGCCACTTCTCGTCTAGCTTTATTCGTCTTTTCATAGTCCTCACATTCCCCCCAGGAGTCCCCAACTTTCACACCAATCGGAATACTCATCCCCTTCAATTCTGGCCAAGGCTGACACATCACCTTGGTCACCGCATCCACCAGGTCATCCACCAGTTCCTCCGGGCACTCAAACACCAGCGAATCATGCACCTGAATCAACAACCTCGCAGGCTTGGGCAGGGCGATGCAGATGGGAGTGACCCGTTGAGCTTGCTCCCGAGTCATCCCAATCCGCTCGTACATCAACCCGATCATGGCCCGGAAGATCACGTCTGCTGCCGTGCTCTGCGGGATGAAGCTCAGGGCTTCTGTGTAGTAGCTCTGGGTGTAGAACCAGCGTTTACGTCCAAACGGGGTAGTTAAATACCCCCTTCTCTTTGCCTCCTCCCCTATCCGGGTCTGCCATTGAATGGTGGGCCAGATAGCCTTCTTCCAGGTGTCCTGGAGGGCCTTGGTATCCTTCAACTCCATGTCATAGAGGTTGGAGATTTTCTTGTAGCCCATCCCATAGTTGGTGCCATGAACGATTCGTTTTGCTTTTCCATATGGAGCATCCTTATCGTTGTCTTTCTCCACGTCCTCGTATGCAATTCCCAAAAATAAAGAGGCGGCGTAGCGATGCTCAGAGAACTTAGGATCGACCGCAAATCTTCGCAGTCTTTCCGCATCGCCTGCAAAGAAAGCTGTAAGGCGGTTTTCGATCTGTGAATAGTCAACATCAACAATCTTCCACCCTGCATGGGATGGTACGTAGATAAAACGAGCTGACTCGGGGATATTTTGTAAGTTCGGATCAGAACTTGACAGTCTCCCGCTTGCAGTTCCATGCACGTTGAAGTGAGGGAACACTCGGTCAACCTTGACCATATCCGCTTTAGCGAAGGTGGAAAGAACTTCATCAAGCTGGTTTAGCCTTTTGAGCGCCTTGAGCGAGAGGTTCTTGCTTTTCGCGTAGAGCTTGTCGAGAGCGAGTTTTCCGGTTGTAACATTCCCTGACTTGGGGTCGAGGATCGGGTCAAAACCAAGGCAACCTTCTCCGTTAGAGTAAAGATATTGTCTTTTAACTTCCGTACTTCGCCAGGGAACAACTTGCTCACTTGCGGGCTCAAAGACATATTTAACAGGCTTGCCAGACTTGCCGAGCGTGCCAGGAGGAGCTGGTACTCGTTTCCTAGTTGCTTCCTGTCGAGTTCGAAGCCATTCGGGAATAAGCTTTTCTTGTTCATTTCTCTCCGTTAAAAGTTTCTCTCTAACAAACTGAATCCTATTGGGATCTACTTTGAAACCTGTTTCGTGCATCAGGCGACAAATCTTCGCCAGCGGCACCTGCACATTGAGATAGAGCTTGTCCAGCCCGTTCTTCTTGGTGAGGGGCCACAGGTCTTGCCACACCTGAAACGTCACATCCGTATCACGGCAGCAGTAGACTTCCAGGGAGGCTTTGTCATGCTTCCAGGCGGGTTTGCTTACGAACTGGCTTCCGACAAATTCAAGGTCATGAGGAAAGTCCGGGAAACACAGGTGCTGGAGGAGCATCGTATCGTAAAGAACGGCGCTCGGCCCTGGTGCAACACCGGAGTCCCGCAGTATGGGCAAATCAAACTGCAAACTATTGTGGCCGACCACTTCTTTTGCATTGGCAAAAATGCGTCGGAGTTCCGGGATGTAGGCTCCCCGGAAGGGGACACAAATGGCGTGTCCGACTCTATCGGAGAGTCCGACACAAACGATTTCTTTGGTGAAGCCTCTGGTTTCAATGTCAAAGGCAAACCTGTCAGACTTGAAATTTTGTACATCATCTAAACTTGGGTATGGGTTGTAGTGCTCCTCCGGGATCTCCAGAGGCTTCAGTAGGTCATTGACCGCTACTGGAATATAAACTTGGTCTCGCATTAAGTAGGCGGGATGGAGGGTGGCTAGTCCACGGAGTTGAACACCAGCCACAGAGATTTCAAGAGGAGAACCACGCCACTTGAACACACCACCACTCCGACCAGCGACCAACCTAAGAGGCTTATCGCCAAGTAGATCAACGCGTTTCCAAGGACGAAACAGTAGGAGGGGCTTGAGGTGATTTTCGAAACAATGTTTGACAGCTTCATCGCCTTCTTCTTTCGAGATGTACTTCCTGGCTTCATTATCTGTAGGGAATATGTTGTCCGGGGGCCTGCACTGAATACAATTTGCAATCGTCAGTCCGGCCCTGGGGATGCGGGCCTTCTCCAGGAGCATAGAGAAGGTTCTCCCCGCACCCCCTATCAGAGGCTCCCCATGCTCGGCCTCATCTGCGCCAGGAGCTTCGGCGATGACAAGGCGCACCAAATCCCTCTCCGGGTGGGGCATCTTGGGAGCTACAAAAGTGTTATCGGGGAACAGCCGCCGCATGGGGCAGCCATCACAACCTGGAACTTCAGAGACTTTCTTCAAAAGCTAATTACTTGCACAGCTATATTGCCAACTTCCTACTTCCGACAGGAAGTAGCATGTAGTGGAGCCGTCCCGAGCAGTGGCCCATTCGGAGGGAAGGAACATATACAAAGCGATATAGCTTCCCTCGTTTGGAATTTCAAAAGTTATGTGACGATATCCACCTTTAGTCACGATCCAATACACTCTTGGATTTGGCTGCCAGGTTAAACTATCAGCAAAGGACGGAGAGGCGTGCCAAATCCACAATTCACAAGACGGCATCCGGTTGCAGGGGATGGGCTTCTTAAGAGGCTTAACAACTTGCCCCCAACACGGTACCAACAAAGCGAACAACAGAAGATATTTCATAGGATAAAAAATCGGGGGATTGCTCCCCCGAAGGGCCTAACTAGCACGGTGCCGACTCAACTAGTTGAACGTACGTAGGAAGAAGTACGCTGGCTAGGCCCCTTCACCAGTTCTTCCCGTGCTAGATCAACTCAAAGACGGCGTGGAACACGTAATGAATTCCCCCGATTAAAGGGAGCATCAATGCAAGGGTAGAAGGGATACTCAAATGCATTTCCCCTACCGCAAGACCTGCACAGGCACAAAAACCAACATAAGAGATAGCCCCCAATACGGCAGTTACTATTTTCACTTCTTATCTTCCTTCTTCGGCGGATCGCTAATAATCACCAGCACACCGCTTTCTGAGAGCTTCGTGTGATGAGTCTTGGGGTCAAGCTTCATCTCATCGAACATCTTCTTCTCCAAGTCCAGCCCTTCATGATTGGTCTTGTCGAGCTGCTCCGACAGACTCTTGTAGAGCTGCTGGAGCTGGTCAAGCTGCCGCTGGATATTCTGCTGGCGAATGACCACCGATTGGAACTTGGTCTGATACCCTTCCGGGATATCAGGCAACTTGCTCTCCGGTCCCGCCTCTGTCTCCGCCTTAAGCTCTGCCACCGTCACCACTCCCGTAACAGGTTGTGGTTTGACATGGGCGTTACTTGCTGTTGCGAGTAACAGGATTGCGCTTATGAGTAGAGTTGTAAATCTTTGCTGCTTTCTCTTTTGCTTTTGCATCGCTCAGTCCCTCCTTCTTGAACTTGTCCCGCATTGCTGTATATTGCTTGGGCACTACTTCTCCTCTTTCCTGACTACGTGATACGTAAAACACTTGTCCGTTGTGGAATGTTCTTTCATCTCCACAATGAAACTGTAGGGGTCACACTGGATTCCGGTTGGTTTGTCCAGTGTCCCCTCCAGCACACAATGCACCTTACTGCGATCTATCTTCACTTCCTGAATACAATCGGGGATCAGGTCGTAGTGGACTTGCTGCTCGTTCGAGGTATTCTGTGGCACGCTGTAGCAACGCGGGATCGTCCCTAAAATGCCCGATACCACGATTGCAACGATCACAAAGTAACCCCCGAACCTTCCCAGTGTTGTGGCAGTGATCGACTGCCAGATTCTTTTCTTCAGGTTGATAGCCTCCTTTACCAGAGGGCACCAACCCACAAATCGCGCAAGCACTTTGCTGTGCCTGTAACATCTCAAGGTATTGTGCTTCTGTAATTCCAAACTTCCGCTTCAGAGACACCCTTCGTTGATTCCTGAGTCGATACTGCTTAATTCGCTCCGGATGTCTTTCCCTGTACGCCTTTATGTACCCCGCGTACCTGGCCTTCCTTTCTTCTAGCGTTTCGTTCTTGAACCTGCGTCTTACCAAAGTCCGTTGAATGCACCACGCACTGCCAATCGAATCATCTCGTTATTGAATCGCTTGCCGTGTGCCATGTACGGATACAAACGACAGTGCGCAAGTTCGTGAAGGACGGTCATGTGCATAACTTCTTTCCAGTGTTTTTTCAAGACTGGATTGATCGTGACCACCAATACTTTCTGGTGCGTCTCATCATCCTCTACAACAATCGTCTTTCCTAATGTGTCTTCCGCCATTGCGTCGTCCCAACCCATATGAACGGAAGGGAGGGAGCCATCGAAGAACTCCTTGTTGTAGCGGTCGTATAGATTTTGGAGTCTCTTCGATGGCTTGAACACATTTAGGCCGCAGGCTTAACGTTGAACAGATTAAGATTGGCCCGTGGATTCGGATACTCGTCCGTAGGCTTGGAATGCGTAACATTGGTCATGAAGTGATTGCCTGCCACGCGATTGAGGTAGGTGACAGGATCTTCACCACGCTCAATGTCAATTCCAATTGCCTGCTCCAAACGCTTGAGGGCCTTGGGCGACCACTCTTTTACGGATGGATCAGGGTAGGAGAAGAAAATCCGACGCCCCGTGAACTCGCCGTCTTGCACAATAGCGGCTTGACAGCTAATTCGATTGGGGTCACGCTCATCGTACTTCGCACCAGGAAGAAGTTCAAAGGTGAAAGTCTTTTCTGGAATGATCTCAAGAGCAGTAGATACCGACGTTAAATCAATTGTTTCCCAACTCACTTACTTACTAAAAACCTCCAAGTTTTTCGTTTCGACACCCTATTAGATGGTAGGCGCGGAAGTTTTATTTCCCGCAGGGCGGGGCAAAAGCTAAGACGCTATATTCCTTGAACCAACGACGCCGACGGAAGAAATAGAAGACTGAGTATTCAACCTCTACCAGATTATAGGCAAGAGAACTATTGTTCTTGGCAATCCGCGTAATAGTCCCTTGCTTCTGTGGCTTCCA